AGAGCCAAAGAAGGCATCTACATCTATGATGGGAGTAATAAATGATTAGAGTAACAGAAGGAACACCAGAGAAGGCTATCCTTATTAAGGAGTCTGAGGTTGTTACTGAAAACCTTACCTTCTACTATGGGCATAACTATGTATGCTATGGGATTCCTTCTGGTTTGAAAGCCAAGGAAAGAAAAGAATTCATTGAACAGATAAATGATATTCTGGAACCAGTTAAGGTAGTACTGGTTGCTGACAGTGAATTGTTTAAGTCTCTCACTAAAGAGAAAGGTGCTGATGGTGTAGTAGTAAATACCATACTAGGTAAGGCATTTAAGATACCTAACTACTTAAGCATTATGTATGACCCTGCTCAGAAAGAAAGACTTAATTTCATTATGGAGAAGGTTAATGCTTATATCAATACTGGTACTAACAGTGAGATAGGCAGTGACATTATTCATGATGCTAAATACAGTACTACTGGCTTAACTGATGAGATTATAGATGAGCTTCTTACATGGGAAGCTTGTGCTATAGATATTGAAACTACAGGTCTTAAATTCTACAAGGATAAGATGATTAGCATTGCCTTTGGTAAGGATATACATAATGGCATTGCTATTACAATAAGCCAGAAAGACTATCCTCTGCTCAAGAGATATTTCCTTGAATACAAGGGTAAGAAGATATTTCATAATGCTTCCTTTGATACCATGTTTATCATTCATGAGTGTTTCATGTCTGGTTTAGAAGACTGGAATGGAATGCTTACTGGTTTACATTGTGTATTCAATAATCTGGAAGATACTAAGGTTATTGCTTATCTGGCTTTGAATACTACTGGTAAAGCTAATCTCAAATTAAAGTATCTGGCTTATCAATACACTGGTGATTATGCACAGGATGATATTGATAGTGCTGAAGATATTCCTCTTGAAAGACTGTTACCTTATAACCTTACTGACGTACTGGCTACTTGGTATGTCTACAATACTTATTATCCAAAGATGGTCGAAGACCAGCAGGAAGAACTGTATAAGACTCTTATGCTTCCCAGTCTTAAAGTGCTTACTCAGACTCAGTTAGTAGGTATGAGGATGGATGAAGCAGAGATAAATACTCTGGATGCTTTCCTTAACTCTAAGGAGTATTCCTTTAGGAGTGCTGTGCTTAGTAATCCTATTGTTAAGGAGTTTGAGTATAAGCTTAAAGAAAGAAATGCAGCAGAGTACAACAAGACACATAAAAAGAAACAGAAGACTATAGAAGACTTCAAAACTAACCAGTTCAATATAGCCTCAGGAAGCCAGTTAGGAGAGTTCCTATATGACTTTCTTGGCTTACCAGTACTCTCCTATACAGATAAGGGTAATCCTGCTGTAGATGGAGATACACTGCAAGAATTAGTGGTTAAAGCACCTGATGGTGTGAAAGACATTCTTAAGAACATCTATGAGTACAGTAAGGTAAGAAAGATTATTACTGCTTTCTTAAAGAACTTTATAGACGCTCCGCTTGTAAATGGAAGAAAAGCACTGTATGGAAACTTTAATCTCTGTGGTACAAGGTCAGGAAGATTAAGCAGTTCAGGTCCTAATCTACAACAACTGCCTTCTACTGGTTCTCCTTATGCTAAACCAGTAAAGAAGATATTCTGTAGTCTTAATGGTTATATCTTTGTTGGTGCAGACCAAAGGAGTCTTGAGGATAGGATAAGTGCTCTGACTACTAAAGACAGTCAGAAGCTTAAAGTCTATACCGATTCATTCGATGGTCATTGCCTTAGAGCATATTCTTATTTCAAAGAACAAATGCCTGATGTAACAAAAGAACTAGAAGCTAATCCAGAGAAAGAAGTAGAAATCATCAATTCAATAAAGAAAAGGTATCCAGAACTAAGACAAGCCAGTAAAGGTATTACCTTTGCTCTTACCTATGCAGGTACTCACTTTGCTCTTGTTACTGAATGTGGTCTATCTGAAGAACAAGCTATACAGGCTGAACAGAGATACCATGAACTGTATAAAGAGAGTGATGAATGGGTTAAGAACAAGATAGATAAAGCCAAGGAAGATGGATATGCTACATTGGCCTTCGGCCTTAGATTAAGAACACCCTTGCTTAAAGGTGCTGTATCTGATGGTATTCATGGCTTAAGACAGGCTGCTAAAGAGAGAAGAACTGTTGGTAATGCTCTTGGTCAGTCATGGTGTTTACTTAATTCCAGAAGTGCTAATGAAGTTATGGAGAAAGTATGGAACAGTAGATACAAGACAGACATACTGCCTGTAGCTCAGATACATGATGCTTTGTACTTCTTTGTTAAGGATGATTTGGATGTCATTGAATGGTTTAATAAGGTACTTATTAAGGCTATGGAATGGCAGGAACATCCAGACATAGCACATGACCAAGTTAAGTTGGGAGGTGATTTGGAAATCTTCTATCCTAACTGGAGTCATGGTACAGAGATTCCTAATAGTGCTACTAAAGAACAAATTATTGAGGTGATTCGTGAAAGTAAAAAATGACTTAAATATAGACTGGGTTATTGCAGGCTGGTTAGCAAGCAATACTTACACTGGGAGTAATGATGGTAATTATCTCTCTGCATCTGGCTTAGTCAGAAGTGTAAGACAAACTGTATTAAGCAAACTTATGAGCAGGACTAATAATGAAGACCCTGTAGACATCAGTACTATGCTTAGCAGTTCTATTGGTACTGCTCTGCATAGAGATATACAGGCTGTATGGGAGGATGAGAATGTTATTAAGGAAGGACTTAAAGCATTAGGCTTTAACAAGTTAGATAAGATTAAGGTTAATCCAGAAAATCCTAATGAGGATGATATTAATCTCTGGTTTGAGAAGAGAGTAACTAAGGAGATTAACGGATGGAATATAACAGGTCAGTTTGACTTGGTTGTGAATGACACCATTCATGATTTCAAGTCCACATCTGTATATACCTATATCAACAAGAACAAGATTAAGGATTATTCAATTCAGTTATCTGTGTACAGGTGGCTTAATCCGGAGTTGATTACAAATGATGTGCATGGTGTTATTCATTATATTTTCACTAATTGGAATAAGAATTTTCTTCATTCCATTGATGGTTATCCTGAGCATCCTTTTATTAGTATCAATGTGCCATTAATGTCTTTGCAAGAGACTGAGGAAATGATACTCAAGAGAATTAGAGACATAGAGTATTACTCTGAAAATCTGAGTGAATTACCCAGATGTGAGGACCATACTCTTATGATAGATAAGCCTATATGGCAGTACTTTGCTACTGAGACATCCACTAAGGCTTATAAGAACTTTGAGAACAAGCTTGAAGCACTTAAGTATATGCAAACCAAGGGTAAAGGTAAGGTACTTCTTAAGCAGCAAGAACCAGTAGGATGTAAGTACTGTAACTGTTGTTCTATGTGTTCTCAGTACAAAGAGTTTATTAGAAATGGAGTATTAAAAGATGATAGAGCAGTTAATTTCTGAAGCAGAGTATCATCCTCTGCAAGAGAAGATTCTTAATATGATGAGAAACAGAATTGGTAACTACAATGCTGATAACTTCTTCAGGCTTGTTATTGCCAATAACTTCTGTCAGATGGCAGGTCATATGAGAAATACCATTGTTGATGATGCTGGTACTAAGTACATCATTAACATGTATTCCTGTGGTGTTATGCCTTCAGGAGCAGGTAAGAATTTCTCTGTAGATATTATGGATGAACTCTGTGCTGGCTTTAAGAATCTGTTTCTCCGTAAGGAAATCTATTTTGATATTGGAGAAGAGTTCAGATACAAGCTTGCTACTATCAAGTCTCTTTCTACTGGTTTACCTCTTGAAGAAGCCATGAACCTTATCAATGAAGAGTATTCTTCCTATGGTCAGTTTCCATGGAGAATTGGTAAAGGTACTGAAGCAGCAATAAGACAAGCCAGAAAAGCAGTACAACTGGCAGGATGTGGAAGTCTTAATGTTCTGGTAGATGAGATTGGTCATAATCTCCTTGGTAATGCAGACCTTAATAGCATGGGTTTATCCTTCTTTGATAAGGGTTCTATTGAAGCATCCATTACTAAGGCTACTAAGGAAAACCAGAGATATGAAGAGAGAGATATTCCTATTCCTGTAAACTATCTCTGGATGGGAGACCCTACTAAACTCTTTGATGCCAGTGAAACAGAACAGACTTTTATGACATTCCTTTCATCTGGTTTTGCCAGAAGAATGTTCTTTGCTATTGGTAATAGTTCTGAATTTGATTCCAGTGTTACTGCTGAACAACTGTATGAAATGCAGAATGCCAGTACTAACAAAGACATCAATAACAGTCTTGTAGAAGCACTTAGCAAACTTGCTAATAAGAACTACTATGATAAGAAGCTGCTGTTAGATAAGGAAGGCAGGTTACTCTACAATGAGTATCTTCTCTGGGGTGCTAAGAGAACTACAGAGTACACCAATGAAGCAGACAGCACCTATAAGATTGAAATCCAGACTAGAGCATATAAGGCTCTTAGACTGGCAGGAGCATATGCTTTCATTGATTGCAGTGACAGGATTACTAAAGAACATCTTCTTGCTGCATTTAAGGTAGCAGAAGACTCTGGTAAAGACTTATGGAAGATACTCCATCAGGAGAAGTCCTATGTTAAGCTGGCTAAATTCTTAGTCAGTGAAGGTAAGCCTATGCACAAGGCTGATTTGGCTGAGAGACTTCCATTCTTTAAGGGTTCTAAGCCTACACAGGACCAACTGATAGAGAGAGCCAGAGAATGGGGATATACTCATAACATCACTATTAAGACTGTTACCAGAAGTAAGATTGATTTCCTTATTGGAGAATCCTATAGGAATACAGACCTTAATGAATTGATACTCTCTATCTCAGACCATATTAGCTACAGGTTTGATAACAAGACTGTACCATTCAATAAGTTAAGGAATCTTGGTTCTGCTGATGGTTTAATATGGTCTGCTCATCACTTTACCTATGACCCTGTTAATCCTTCTCTAGGTAACAGGCGAAGCCAGGAATTTGTTACTGGACCATTTAATCTGTTAGTTCTGGATTTAGATAATGGAGATACAGTTCAGACAGTAAGAGAAATCTTTAAGAACTTTAAGTATGTTATCTATACAAGCAAGAACCATAACAAAGAGAAGCATGGTAAGGTATGTGAAAGGTTCAGGGTTATTCTTCCTATGAAATACACCATATCTCTTAACAGCGAAGATTACTCTAAGTTTATGATTAACTTCTATGAGTCTCTTCCTCTGGTTTTAGATGAGAAAACCAAGGATATAGCAAGAGGATGGAATACTAATAATGGTGATGTATTTGAGAATGTAGAAGGAGACTTAATAGACCCCAGGCCATTCATTCCTGATACTGCTGAGAATGAGCAGCGTAAAGCAGATAACAAGAAGTATGGTAATGTAGATGCTATCACCAGATGGTTTCTATCCCATACTGATGAAGGTAATAGAAACAATATGCTTGCCAGATACGGCTTTATGCTTAGAGACAGACAGTTAGAAGATGATGTTATTAGAAAGCATATACTGGAACTCAATTCCAAGTTTGATATACCTTTAAGTATTTCGGAACTGGAGAGTACAGTACTAAAGTCTCTGGAAGTCTGAATTTCGGGGGCTTCGCCCTTCTGGTGAGGTTCTTTTAATTTAAGGAATCTCACCATTTTTTTTTTATTCATTACTTTGAGGTATAAACATGAGAATAGCAGTTATTGGTTCAAGAAGTCCTTCAGTTCAGTCTATGGATAAGGTTGCAGCATATCTTGATTCTATTAAAGATGAAATCGATGAGATTGTAACTGGTGGTGCATTTGGCATGGACAGCTTTGGTATGGAGTATGCCCATAACAATGAAATCTGCTTAACTGTCTATGAACCTTCTGGATGGCATAATAAAGAACTCTGTGACAAGTACAGGTATAATGAAGACCATAACATTGTTGCTACTGGTTTGGGCTTTAATGAGAGGAATACTCTTATCATTAAACGCTGTGATTTTGTTGTCTGTGGTGACTATGGTAATGGCACTATTGACGCTATGAATAAAGCATTAAAGATGGGGAAGAAAGTATATTGTTTTGGCAGCTATATCCCTGGTAGGTTCTATAAGCCTACTCCTAAGGGAGTTATTTTTAAGGATAGAGAATGACGGGCAAATTAGTATTAATAACTGGTAAGTCTACTACAGGCAAGAGTTACAGTCTTTCTGGTTTGAAAGACCAAGAAAAAGTACTCTACCTTAACTGCGAAGCAGGTAAGAACTTACCATTTAAGAACAATTTTAAGAAGGAGATTATTACTGCTCCCTTAACTGAGTTAGTTGGTGAAGGATGTTTCCTGAGACAAGCAGAGAAGCATCCTGATAAGATTAACACTGTGGTTATTGACAGTCTTACATTCCTGATGGATATGTACGAAACCAAGTATGTTAAGACTGCTACCAATACACAGGCAGCATGGGGAACATATGCAGATTTCTTTATTAATCTGTTAAACCAGGAAATACCAAGGTTAATTAAGGTAGGCACCAATGTAATTGTAACTGCTCATGTAGCAGACAGATACAATGAGGCTGAACTTGCAGTGGAGACATCAATTCCAATCAAAGGAAGTGTAGGCAAGAAAGGTGCTGAAGCTTTCTTTGAGAATATGGTATCCACTAAGAAGATGAAGATAAAAGACTTGGAGGCATATAAAAATGACAATTTACACATAACTGAAGATGACTTAGAATTGGGTTTCAAAAACGTATTCCAAACCCGCTTAACTAAGGACACAGTAAATGAACGGTTAAGGGAAAATAGGAATATGTGGAAGAAGAATGAAACCTTCATTGATAATGATATTAGTATTGTTTTGAATCGTCTTAATGAATTTTATGGAGAATAATTCATGAAAACAAATTGGTCTGATATGAGTGCTCAGGGTAATGACCTGTTTGAGGGAGACAGCATTGGTAAGCTGTTTGATACTGGTGTCTATGACGCTACTATCAAGTATGCTTATCTTACTGAGAGCAAGGAGAGCAAGATTACTGGCTTGAATGTAGTGCTGGATATTAATGGCAGAGAGTTTGCTGCTGAGACTGCATGGCTTATGTACTCTGATGGCTCTACTCTGAGAGTCAATGCTCGTACTGGTAAGAAGGAAGCTACTCCAGGTATGAAGCAGTTTAACAGTCTTTGCTATTGTGCTCTTGGTATTACTCCTGACAGGTTAGGAGATGCTGAGTATAAGGCTATTAATGTCTGGAACTGGGAACAGAAGAAACAGGTTCCTACTCAGTGTCCTGTATATCCTGCTCTTACTGGAGCCAAGATTAAGGTAGGTATTAAGAAGTATAACAAGCATAAGAATGTAAAGGTTGGTACTTCCTGGGTTCCTACTAAGACCATTAGGACTATTAACACTGTTGATAAGTACTATACTCCTGATGGTAAGCTTGCTATTGAGGCATTACAGGATAAGCCAGCAGTCTACATGAATAAGTGGCTTGAGGAGTATCAGGGTAAGGTCATTGATGAGAAGCTTAGAGTAGATCCTATTGATGACCCTAATGAGACTAATGAAGCAGCTAAAGCAGAGTCTCCTGCTAAAAGCTTAGGCTTTGATTAAGCTTGTATGTCCTACAAGTATTACACTCGGTAAAAAGGTTTATCATTTAAATCTTAACAATTACCGTAACTGGCATTATCAGGTCTCCAATAACCTTAAGAGAAAGTTTAAGGAGATTATGAGAAGCCAGTTAGAAGGACTAAAACCAATACAGGGAAGGGTGTGCATTAGGTACACCCTTTTTGTTTCTTCTAAAAGGAGACTTGATTTGAGAAACATTACTACTGTAGTGGATAAGTTCTTATGTGATGCTTTACAGGACTATGGCATTCTTGAAGATGATAACTGCAATATATGCTGTGCATTCATAGATGAATTTGGTGGTATAGATAAAAACAATCCTAGAATTGAGGTTTCTATTTATGAAATATAGTACTTTTATTTACAAGAATGATGGTAAGCTTGGTTACTTCTTTAGTCTTGAGGAATGGTCTTTAGGTATTCATGAGGACAATAGTACTAAGAGAGAAGACTTTGTTATGGCTAGAAAGGCTATGACTGCTGCAAGAAAGACTTTTGGTGCTAAAGGTGATTACTTCATGTATCACAGAGTCCTTGATAATCCTACTTATCCTAAAGCCAAGTGGATTAATAACAGACCTCAGTATCAAGACCATAATGGTACTTGCTTCAACACTATTAAAGAAATGTGTGCTCACTGGAATGTTCCTTATGGTAAATTATTCTACTATCTGAAGGTTGGAGTTAATCTGAAGACCATTTTAGAGGGTGATATATGATTAGTGTAAAAGTAATTGGTGATAGCTACTACTATGATGAGCATGAGGACCCACATAGAGTTACTACCTTTGAATTGGAATATCCAAGGTACATCCATTCTGAATTAGGAACTCATCGTGTATTCTCACGTAATTCTGCTTCATCTAGGGCTATTCCTATTGAGAAGATGATTGATTTAATCTATGAGGATACTGCTGTTCCTGAATGGACTCTAAACCAGAAAGGAATGATAGGTAAGGAGATGGATAATCAGATTACTGCTCTTAAGGCTAGAAATGTCTGGTTTGAAGCCAGAGATGATGCTGTTAGAGCAGTTAGGAAGTTAATTGATTTAGGTATTCATAAGCAGAATGCTAATAGGCTCTTAGAGCCTTTTCAGCATATCAAGACTATTCTTACTGGTACTGAGTTTGATAACTTCTTTAAGCTCAGAATTAGTCCTGAAGCACAACCAGAGATTAGACAGTTAGCTACTATGATGAGAGATGAGAGAGATGAAAGTGTCCCTTGGGAACTCAAAGAGAATGAAGTACACTGTCCTTTCTTTGAGCATGTTAAGGCTAGTGATGTTAAGACTATACTTAAGGCTGTTACTCTTTGTGCTCAGGTTTCCTACAGGAAAGAGGATAGTAAGGAAGATACTGTCAGAAGGATAGTTAATCAGTTACTTAAAGGAGAGAGAATACATGCAAGTCCATTCGAACACATATGCATTCCTGATAGTGATTATACTGCTGGTAATCTTACTGGTTTTACACAGTTAAGGCATTGTATTGAGAGATGGAAACAGTTTGGTGAGTTACCTGAAGAACCAGATTACTATGATTGTATCTCTGGCTTAGGTAAGAGAATTTGGCAGTACTGACGGCTTCGCCGTTCCTTTGACTTTTCTTTTTAAGGATATTAAGATGAAAATTGTAATTACCAAGAAAGACATTGAAGACATTGTTAAAAACTATGTTGTAGACAAGTTCTGTATCAATGGTGAGTTGAACTGGAATGGTGAGACTGTAGAGGTTGAGGTTGCTCTTAAGAGCCAATTACCTGAACAACCTAAGCAAGAAACCAAGACAGACAACACAGTTTCTGGTATATTTAACAGTTAATCAACGTAGACATTGTACCTCGTAGTTGAAGCCCCAGTAATGGGGCTTTTTTATTTTGGAGTAACGAATGATTAGTAAGATTTTTAGATGCCTGTTTAGTGATACTGGCTTCTTTGTAATGTGTGTTCTTCTAACCTTTTTATTTATTCTGTTTCATAGTGTAGAAGATAACGAAGTAATTTATTACATCAAATGCACAGATGCTCATCATTGTTCAGTAGTTAAATAATAGGAATACAACATGAAAACTTTCGACCCTTACAACATATCTCTGCATGACATTGACCCTGAAAATACTATTACCTGGATTAAGCCCACATTACTTACTGATAAGAGAGCAATGATACCATTTAATCCTTGTACTGAGCATAATTATCAAGGATTAAACCAGATGAATCTGTATCTGCCTCAGTTACAGGAGCTTAGAGGAGATGAAGACTATATCCTTGATTTGAGGTATCTTACTGAGAAGCAGATTGCTAAGTACAATGGTGAAGCAGACCCTAGAAGTGCTTTAACTATTACCTTTGCTTGTAATAACATTATTAAGCGTTATGAGGTCTATAACATGAGTCTTGTACATTGGTATGATAATGAACCATTTACCAAGTACAAGTTGGAACAGGGTCTTAAACCAGATTTCATTAAGCCAGATGTAAGAGTTATTACTGGCTTAATTCTGCCATCATATGTACCCCATGAGAACAGAGTATATGTTCCTAAGAGTGAGTACTGTGCTACTTATTCCAGATACATGGAAACTCTTATCCATGAAATTGTTCATTGGTCTAAAGATAACATAGATGCTTGCCACAGAGTTCTACCTTATCCAATGGAAGAACTAGTAGCATGTATTGGTTCTGCTATAATCATGGATAGAGTAGGTATTGAAACCAGTGAAGGACAGGAGAAGATGATACTGGACTACATCAGAACATGGGTAAATTGTTTAGTAGATAGAGAATCTAGACAAGCTGCTATTGATGAAGCTACGAAGTATGCTAAGATAGCAGTTGTAAACCTCATATAGGATTCACATCGTTGTACTCCAAAGTAAGGTAAGCCCCAGAAATGGGGCTTTTTTATATGGCTAAAATGAATTAGAAGAGGAAGATTCAAATGCTGATTTCTGAACTTATTGCAGACCTTGAGAAGATAAAAGAACAGACAGGTGATATAGATGTTGTTACTGCAAATGACTATAGAAATGTGCATACAATCTACATGATGGTTGTTGGATATGATGACTATGGAGAATTAAAAGATAATAAAGAAGAGTGTGAAGACGAATCTGCTGATGAAGTGGTATGCTTAATTTCATAGGAGTAAAAGAGTGATATGCTGGCTAAAGACCACTTAGGAAGAACATATAAATCCTTCTCTGACATGTGTAAAGCATGGAAAGTAATAGATAGCACAGTTGCAGCTAGATTGGATAGAGGACTCTCTATAGAGGAAGCTCTTACTAAAAAGCCTTGGTCTAGGGAACATGTTGTTAATGGACATACCTATAGCAATATGAATGAAATTTGCAGAGCATATGGTATATCCAGAAGACAGATGGACTACAGACTATATGAACTAGGGCTATCACTAGAAGAAGCAGTGAATAGGAAAATAACTAAAGAAGAGAAACCTGAAGATATTATGGATTTATCTGAATTGAGAGGATACATAAGAGGATGGCTAGTAAAGTACAAAATTCATAAGAAAGATTTTGATGGTAATGAACAAATAATCAAGAGTATTGATTATTATTTTGATTGGTTCATTAGTAGAATAAATGATTTGGAGTATGAGAAAAATGAATGAGGATAAATAATGGAATCTAGTCTTGATATGAGTATCCTAATTTCACTATTGGTTCTTATAGGATTATTTGCTTCTGCTTCTGTTGGTTTTATAGTAGGCAGATTAACTGCTAATACACCTGAGGAAAAATTCTACGATGAAGAATAAGATTACTTTACTCCAGTTAGATGACATACTTCCTATGGCAGATTATGGTATCTGGATTAGGATTAATGGTCAGGCTAATTACATTTCTAATAATGATATTTGGAATCTCATATTAAAGAAATATGGTGAATGTACAGTAAGTGGTCTTAATGCACAAGGACCTTTTAATGATGGTGGTGATCCACACATAGAAGTATCCATTGTGAAAGATGAGGAATAAGAAATGGAATATGATAAGAGAATAGTACGTCCTAAGGATAATATCCGGTCTTGCTTTGATGTTGATGTATCAGAACAAGACATATACACAGGTCTCGAAGGATACTTTACTGATGCTCTTAGCACATTTGCCAATTTAGATAATTGCTACTATGGGTTTCTTGAAAAAATTAATTGGAACTCTGATTATCCATTCTATACAAGACCTATAAAAGAAAATAATCCAGTACACTATGCTTTCTTTCTTCCTGTAAGAAATGTAAAACCTAAGGGAAAGAAGTATAGACCTTTTACTGTAAAAGAGTTTATTGATAAGTTTCCATTAATGAGTCCAGTAATAATTAGAAATAAACCAGATGGTGAAGTTCTAGTAAGGTGTGTTACAGGGTATTCAAAAACACATCCTAGAGTGTACTTTGGACGGGGATACAATTTAAATGTGCTGTTTGATAATTGTGAATACCAGGATGCACATGGTAATTGGTTACCCTTTGGAGTAGAAGAATTATGACAAAGTCTTATGATGAGTGCAAAGTTGAAGCAAGCAAATTAATAGTACCAAGAGATAATTCAAATTTACTCTATACAAAAGAACTTACAGAATATGACAAGGTGTATGCTAATGTAAATAAGCCAAGTCACTACACCTATGGTAAATATGAATGTATTGATGTAATTAAAGATATTACCGAAGGTAATGGAGCCAAGGGTATAGAAGCATTCTGTCTTGGTAATGTACTTAAATATCTCTGGAGGTATAAGCATAAGAATGGTACAGAGGATTTAAAGAAAGCTATGTGGTATCTGGAAAGACTTATTAAGGAATCAAAATGAGATATGACCCTGATGAGTATGCTAAGCAACTGGTTTATGAGAAAGAACAAGGTGTCTCTTACTCAGATAAGCCAGATTACTATGCTACTTGGGTAATGGAATTACAATGGAAGAAACCAGATGGTACTACTAGCCCTTTGGTTACAATAGAGGTGAAAGATGAAATTCAGAGAGTTAAGACTGTTTCTAACAGAGAATACTAAGATAGAATTAGTAATGAATGACTGGAGTGGTAATGGAGAAGAGAGAACATTACTTCCTAAACCAGTAAAGCAGAATGATGATGCTCTACTTGGTTTTGGTAGGTATAATGTGGTTGGAGTAAAACCTATAGATTATGAGTATATAAAGGTTTGGTTACATCCAGGAGTAAAGGATAAATAGAGTAGATGCTTTTCTTACTGGTTTTTCTATTAATTTGGTTTCTACCGCTTTGCATCTTTTTACTGCTCTGCTCAGAATAATAGTATAATACCAAGTGATCGAGCCTTTCTACGCTTCAGTACTATGTACAGCGGACCAGAGAAAGGCCCTTTTTTTATGGATATAGAATGTTCTGGATATACCTTATTAGATGGATAATCAGTGGTATAGTAATGTACCCTCTTATGCAGTGTTTAGCACCATACTTACCTCTATGGCTTAATCTACTAGCAGGACAGGTATTTGGTGCTATTGTCTTTTATGGTGTTGATAAAAGAATATTCAGATAGTACAATCTAGATGAGGTCAATCCTCAGGTTTTTGTTTTTAACTTAAACTTGATTATCTTCGCCTGATTTTTGAAATCATAATTTTGGAGTCTGCATAAGACTCTTTTGGCCCCATAGCTTAAAGGAGAAGCAAGCAGCTCATAACTGCAAGAGTCTAGGTTCGAGTCCTAGTGGGGCCACCAGTTTTGTGCATCTGTGTAAGTGGGTTTGAATTACCACGACTGGCCACGTGTCAGCTAGCAGATGGTGCCACAGATGCACACCCCAATGAAAAGTATGTAGCACGTACTCCTTTTCACGAAAGGGAAGTCCAGTAAAGTCTGGTAGTCCTCAGGAAGACCAGGGCCCTATAGGTCAGGGGACTATGGTGTAAGTGCATACAGACCTGTGCGTTTGGAAGTATTTGACAGGTCACCCATTAGGAGTACACTATGTTAGAAAAAGCAATAGAACATGGTAAAGAACACCGTAAACCATATCATGATTCAAGAGCAGTAGATGTAACCTGTCGTAATCATGGTTCATGTGTATGGTGTAGAAATAATCGCTTATACAATACTAGAAGAAAGTTAGAACAGTTTAAGCCCGTATGGTGGAATTGGTAGACACAAGGGATTTAAAATCCCTCGCCATAGGCAGTGTGAGTTCGAATCTCTCTACGGGCACCATTTTATAGGCTCTTGGTGTAATGGTAGCACCACTGACTCCAAATCAGTGAATAGAGGTTCGATTCCTTTAGAGCCTGCCATATTAATTAGGGAGATGGTATAGTGGTTATTACACGTGACTTTGACTCATGTAAGGATGGTTCGATTCCATCTCTCCCTGCCATTATGCAATTCCCCCTTGTTTATGAGGGTGAAGTATATAATCAATTTTTGATTGATACTGAAGGAAATGTAACTAATACAAAAACAGGAAAAGTTTATAAAAAGTCTTTCCGTAAAAATTGTGGATATTTATATGTATATCTACCATTAGGGCAAAGAGGTAAAACTAAAGCAATAAGATTGCACAAAGCAGTTGCAGAAACTTTTATTCCAAATCCTAATAACCTATCAATGGTTAATCACATTGATGAGGATAAAACTAATTGTTCAGTTTCTAATCTAGAATGGGTTACACCTAAAGAAAATGTAAATAAATACTTAGATAACCATAAAAATAGTAATAAAAGAAAATTAACAAAAGAAGACATAAAATTTATTTTTGATAATAAGCATATTCTCTCTCAAAGAGCATTAGCGAAAATGTTTAATGTAGCAAAAACATGTATTCATCGCTTGTACACAAGAGAAAATTATTATCAAAATTTAAGAGAGTGTTAAGGTTCAAATCCTTACATCCCTGCCAGTTATGGGGATATAGCTCAGTTGGTAGAGCGAGCGACTGTTAATCGCTATGTCGTAGGTTCAATCCCTACTATCCCCGCCAGTTATGCTGATGTAGCACAATGGTAGTGCAACTGCCTTGTAAACAGTAGGTTATAGGTTCAACTCCTATCATCAGCACCATTATGGTGAGATGGCTGAGTGGCTTAAGGTAGACTCCTAAAAAGAGTAGTCGTAGGTTCGAATCCTACTCTCACCACCATTTTCAATCCTCCTAATGTAACCACTGTTTAGCCCCTGTATAAGGGGCTTTTTTATGGAGTATTAATGCAGCTTAAAGAACTTAAACAAGCAATAAGCCAGTTAAAGGATGATGATATAGAAGTAGCTCTGGGTATAGAGTATCCAGACCATATCAGTACTATTGCTTTTACTGGCTTTGAACATGATAAGAAGACTAACATCTTCAGAATGAATTTAAGGGCTTCGCCCTTTAATAAGGAAATTATTGAAACAATAAAAAGACCCCTATAAGGGGTCCAAAATGCGAATCATTTCTCAAACAGAGGTATTATATGGAAAACATTAGTTATTTACAACCTATCTACTCTTCTCGTAAAAGCTTCTATGGTAAAGCCAAGGTATTAAGTCTTAATGAAACTACACATGCTTTATATTCTTATGGAGAACTAGTTGCAGCAGTTAAAGATAATGAAGTGAAACTTTGCTACTACTGGGATTACTCTAGTACTACTACAAGGCATGTACATGAGTTTCTAGCTCAGTATGCTTTTGGTCATGATGACTTTACTACTCAAGCACTCCGTAATTCACTCAGATTCTTTAAGGGAGACTATGTCACCCTCAGAAGCTGGGGATTCAATGGGACTCTTTAATTCCCATTCATCACTCTGCATCATAGCAGCGAATATCCTATCAGGTATTCTATCTACATCCACTTCATCACCATCTTTATAGAACTTTCTCTGTAAGGTCCAATCCTTAGTGAACATCTGTACAGTCCAAACAAATTTCTTATTTGTGAAGCTGTACACTTCACTATCCTTGGTTCTCTTAATCTTTGTATAACATTCGCTGATTCTCATTCTTTTACTATCCTTCTCACTTCATACCTGAAACAGTAATCATTTTTTACAGTTACACAGACTAACTCATGTGTAACTATATTGTGTTCTATTGGCTTAATTACTGGTATCGTTGTAGGAGCTTCATGGTGTGCTCCCCATATGATTAAGCCAAAGAAACTGATTAAAATTAGCCCTGCTAATAGGTCTCTAATCATTCTTTGCCCTTAGATACAACACTAAAGCCAGAGTACATAGGTCTACTGTAGTCTGCTTACTAGGCTTCTGCATAAAGGAGATACCTCTACCTACTAAGTTCTGGCTAAGTGTTTCATTAGAAACATCCTTAGGATAGAGGAACTTAGTATTTTCTTCAATATGCTCTAGCATTTCTTTGATTTTTTCTTCCATTTACCACTCCAAGACAGGTAACTGACTCATAACATACTCAACACTAGGCATTTCAATCTCACCATACTCAAACTGGGCTAGGATTTCATAGCACTTTCTCCAGCACTTATCTCTCCACTCAATAAAAGCCTGTGCTTCATTTCTGAAGGTTTCATCAGTGGAAGTAGCATAGGAGCAGACAGCAAAGCCATTGTCATACATCTTCTCCTGTGCCTTGGTATCTAGCAGATTCTGTACTGCATCCTGTATTTCTTTGATACGCTGTGCAGGAGTAACTACTGGCTCTTCCTTATGGAAATACCAACCTTGCTCATCCTGAAACATGGTGTCATTACTTACCCATGTTTCATTACCTTCTACACCTCTAATCTGGTCAGAGGTATATTCAACTGCTCCCTTATCTAGGAGGTTCTGAGCATCTGTTTCATTATCCACATTAAACCAAGTGGAGTCATAGAGAAATAGTCTAATCATAATTACTGATATGCTGTAAGACTGAGGGAGTTTAACGCTGTTACATTACTAATAGTAATTTTTACAGAAGTTGATGTAGTCCAGAGTAAGCAATAATAAGAATTATAAATACCACTTGATGTAGAGCTTAAAGCAACTAAACTTGCAGTATTAGGTACTAGAGCATCTGCTCCACTAGAAAGTGTTACACTAACTTTATGTGTTGTTGATGCAGATGTACCTGTAACATGAATAACAATCATTATTAACTGATGGTCCTCACTGGTAATAGTCCAAGTACCATTACTCACAGAAGTTCTAGTAGCTATTTGAGCCATTGTTCTAGCAAAATCTGTATCAGCCCATGCAGCAGTACCACTAGAAGAATACTTCAATATCTGCCCACTGCTACCCCCACTAGGAATATGCTTATTACCAGCACTAGTAGGGTGAGTATAGACTGTATCCTGAGTAGTTAGAGTACCTGTACTTCCATTGATTTGAGTATAGGTAATAGTTTTGCCACTTATGGATAAACCTTTAATTATGGTAGCAGCAAGATTATTACCATTAACCAGAGTTTCTCCATTTGGTTTAACTGTAAAGGTATTGGTGTTAGTACCATCAGTAGCAACTATTTCAGCATATCCTTGTAAACCACTTCTGGTTTTACCAGATAGTATTATTCTGCTTCCCTTACCTTCGCCACTTCCACCCTGTATCCTTACATAAGAATTATCTGCATTAGACCTGAGATTATAGGTACCATTGAATACAATATCTCCACCCATATACTGAGTGATTACATAAGCAGCTTTCCAGTAAAGAGATGAAGTACCTAGAGTATAAGTATTAGTTGTAATAGGGGTTAGATTGCATGCCCAATCTGCATCAGTGGCTATCCTTTTAGCACCTGTAGGTAAAATACCTACAGATAAATAAGCATTTACAGCAGTACCATCTGTTGCAAGTGTCCCATTAGTGATGTAACTAGTTACTCTTATATAGGTTTCTCTAGTTCCATCTTTAGTTACATGATTCCATATTCTACCTACTTCAGCATTATCATAAGATTGCCACCACATACCTCCAGTACTTCTAGTACCACCTGCTGTAGCACCTTTTAAGTTATCTGAATTATAGGCAACACTAACAAGATACCCATATCTTGTATTCATCAAAAATCTAGGGTTAAACCTTGCTGTGTTTGTTTCTGTAGTAAGCGCATTAGCTGTAGTAGTTGCTAATACAGGATAGAAAGAATCTCCTGTAGTAGCAGTCTGAGTAACTTTAGTATCAGTATTAGTATCTGTAGTAGGTGGAGTATATCCTAAAGCATCAGTAACTAAAGCTTTAGTAAGTGCTAATGAGAAAGTAGTTCCACTTAAACTTAATCCAGTACCAGCACTATAGGTTGTATTGGTATTAGGATTAGCAGGCATCTTAACGGTAAGAGCAGTACCTCCTATAGTACCTATAGTAGCAGTAGCTCCCCATGCTAGTGTAGGAGCAGAATTAGATACTGTTTGGTGAGAAGTAAGAAATTCACTAGCATTGTGAGTAACTATATCTCCAAAAGCAGTATTACCTAGATAGTAAGAATTAGCATATACAGCTTTCCATCTATATGTAGAATTTCCTAAAGTAATGCTGTTATTTACAGTAGGAATTAAATTAGTATGCCAATAGCCATTAGTACCACAATATACTTTACCATCTGGCATAATTCCTATAGTAAATTGAGAATCAACATTACTGCCAGAAGTGCTCTTTTCTCCATTAGAGAACTTGGTTCTGTAAAGTAGTCTTAAACAACCATACCCAGAAGCATATTCATAAGTAATGATGTATGAAGCATTCTGGTTATCTTTATCCTTAAAGCATATACCTCCAAATTCTTTGTCACTAGAAGGAGTAGCCTGTCCTAAGTCCCAAGAAGTATTCTTAATTTGAAGATACTTTCTACTAGCAGATGTAATATAAGTATCTGCTGTAAAAGTCTTCTCTCCTGCTACAGTTTCATCACCAGTCTTATGTACGCAGTTATCAGTATTATTGATAAATCCAGAATCATTGGTAATCTCTGAAGTCTTAGTGGGTATCTGAGATACTACCCAGTTTTTGAGATTTGTAATCACACGGGATAGCCCGGTGAGATTTAAGTACTTCAGAGACATTTATACCTCAGACGAACAGATTATCAATCTCAGAGTTGGTAATAGCAACTAAATCAGTGGTATTCAGCTTACCCTGTAATGCAGTATATACACCTCCACTGGATACAGCATTAGAACTACCCTGTGTAGGAGTAGCATCTATAGTAATAGTAATACTACCTCCAGGACTAGATACCCAAGCATTATTTTCCCAAGTATATAAATCATACTTGGTACTATCATTAGCATTAGGTACAAAATAACCTCTACCCTCTACACCAGAAGCAGGTAAGGTACTTACTACAGTAAAAATATCTACACTGGTAGTATAGTCTGCTAGAGCAGTATTTATCAGTGCTTGAATATCACTTGTAGAAGGGATATTTAACTTACTCTTGAAGTAGGTTAAACCAGTTAAGTCTAAGAACTTCAATGCCATAGGTATCTCCTAATCTTGAAAAAGTGTATAAAACCAGAGAAATTATTCTTGAAATAGTGCATCTATTTCATCTTCAGAGATTCTGTCTGTATAGACATATGTCTCTGTAGTAACAGTACCATCTAAGTGAGTTATATAAGCAGTACCATTCTCAAAAGTAATAGAAGCTATACTCCCATCAGTTAAATCACCTATTAAGTCATATACTGCTTTACCAGATACAGCATTAGTACCAGTAGATGTAACTCTGTTATCTATCACTGGCTTATTACTTAAGTCATTAAATGAGCCAGTAAATGCTACTTGCTTTAATGCTCTTGTACTGGCTTTCTCTCCTAAAGCCTGAGTAAGTACTTTATTCTGTACTGCATTAACAGACTCATCTGATAAAGCATTGTCTATTACTGGCTTATCTGTTAAATCATTATAAGAACCAGAGTAAGCAACATCAGATAACTCATCACTTAAGATACCAGTTACCTGTTGCTGTAATGTGTTTATTGCTTCTGTATGATTGCTTGTTACTTCCTGTAACTGGCTTATTACTTCAGGAGCAGTAGCAAGCCTTGTAAGAAGCTCTCTATCCTCATCAGAAACGTGTATATTTTGATTGGAAATATGCTCAGAGTATAATCCTATTGCTTCACTCAATTCATTCAAAATAGAGTGAATCTGAGCCACTTCTGAGGCATATACAGATTGCTGTACATTCTCTTGGTTTAAGAGTGTTTCTATCCTCTGTCTGTCTTGTTCAGACAGATGTATATCAGTCCTGTCTACATGGTCTTTAACATAGTCTATATTGGCTATGAGCTGTATCTTATGACAGGACTCTATAAGCAAAGGAAGATTATCAGCAACAAACTCTACTATGTCATAAGCAGAGTTTAGCTGTCTGTTGATTATTGCACTCTTACCAAGAGTAGATACTCTTACTGCCATACTTATTCCATATTGGCAAATTCAATAAGCTTATCTATGGTATATCTATGAGGTAAACCAAGATGAAGAGCAGCAGCAGTCCATTCTACACTACCCCATCCTGGTTCACTTTTATCAGGATGTCTCCAGTAATCTCTAGCAGTCTTCATTAAGTCAAAATGACTTATAGGAGTATTTGCTAAGTCCCATCTGTTAATGTCTTTAACAAAGGAACCATACTGTCCTTTAGTAGCATTGTAGAACTCATTGATACCTACACCATTCTTCAAATGGATAAGATACAAATCCACATCACTAGCAGACTCAGTATAAGTATTAACTCCGCCATCATATCTAGCCGCATAGTAAGTAATTGTTTCTCCTTCTGGATTAGATGTTAAACCAACATGAGTGTACTTAGTCTTAGTAAAGATACGAACAAGCCTATCAAAGATAGACCTCTTAATGTTTGTTCCTTTGAAACAAACCAGATAGACAGGACCTGCTTTAGATATTATGGTAGATTCTTCTTCAGAAGGAGGGATAGTAGGTGTATCTATAACAGGAGGAGTTACAGATACATATTCAGAAGATACATCATTGTAGGAAGAGTCTAAGTATTCTGTATCAGAAGTAGTTACTAGATGATCTCCTTCTATATTGGTACTCTGGTTTAAGTAACAGAATGCAAAATACCATTCAGTATCAGGAGCATTGTTTATAGTGTACTTAAACCAGATAGTAGACTCCTGTTCCATAGCTACACCTGGATAATTAATACTCCAGTCATATGAAGGAGTCCAAGCATAGATACAGGGTATATCATCTATACCTGCATCTCTCTTAAAGTATATAGTCTTATTCACAACTACTCCGTATCTAAATCATGTTTTAGTAATACAGGATAGGTAATACCATCTATCTTGGCTTTAAATCTTTCTGAAGGATAAGCACCTTGATTAGAAGCTAATAAGTAGTAATTTGTTCCATTTCTTGATAATGAAATCTTTTTAAAAGGTGGTAATCCTGGTCTACCCCAATAAGCTTTTATACTACCTATGTTTTTAATCAAATTACCTTCATAAGAATCGGGACTAAAATAAAAACTCCCTTCTTCTAAAGTATTTACTGTATGCACTTTTGGAATATATCCAGTATAAAATAAAGTATTATTTATGTAGATTTCATAAGTAACTGGATAAGTATTGTTATATTGGTCAAAAGGCACTTGAGTTGTACCACGAGTAACTATAATAGTTACTTTATACACAGTATTAGCTTCAAGAGTGAAGTTCTCAGCATACTGTGTTTCAGTTTTACAAATAGTACTATTACTCCAACTTGCTATATGCCCATCTGGATATAAATAAATATTTGAAGAATTAGCATTATCAGTGGGATCGCTTGTATGGTCAAAATTAATTAATTCAACACATTTAGCAGGAGTAGTAGGGTCATACCTATTAGCATACATATTAGTTATTTTAAATTTGTATTCTACAGTTAAGGTATCATATTCAGAAGTGAATCCCCATACATCAGCATTTAGTGCTCTAATATCAAAATACGTACTATATCCTGCATTAGTAAGTAGCTTAGAGTGTATTAAAGCATATTCTCCTATATCTTCATCATAAGCTATTTCAAATATCTTTTCTGAAATATCATCATTTACATAGCCAATTTCTGGAATGTATGCACCACTAAACATAGTCCAGTTTAGTCTTAAACGTACTGTTGAATTAGATACTCCTTGTAAGGGAACATTAATATAAAGAGGTGTTCTATTATTAGTTGAAGTAAAAGGAGTATTAGCTACAACTTCCCAATCAAGTATTCCTTTTGATTCTGGTGCATCAGGTAGTACAGAATAAGCTCTGCATACCTCATTACCTACATGTACATTGATATAGTTACTCGGCATCTTCACACCATAGTTCAGTACCATCAGGAAGCTTTAAGTGACCATCATCAGTATAGACTGGTATCTTACTGGCTTCATTACCTACCATTTTAGATGTGATTAATTCATCTACATTAAATAGCACAGAACCATCACTGCTTACCAAATGATAGGTATTGTAATTAGATTGCTCAGTAGTTAAGTAGAGAATACCCTTAGGTAAATGATAAGGTTCTTCATTTATTAAGAGAGATGCTCCTGTATGAAGAGTTTCATACGGTTTACCTGTAATCTGGTTCCAATTAGGAACACTAGAAGGATAAGCATCACTTAAACTATCAGGATCATAAAATACTATGTTATCTGGTAGTTCTACAGGCTCATCATTATTACCATCACCTACTAACTTAAGATGAGCCATAATATCCTGATAAGCAGCCATCAATTCCTGATAGTGCTCTTCTACAAACTTAAGCTTTTCAAAAGCACTATTAGAGTTTCTATCTGGTCTTGCAAGTGTACGAGGAAAGAAAGACATATTAACTACCTCTGTTAATCTTAACTTCTAAAGGGAAGAATATAACTGGCCCACATATGTTAGTAAGCTTGTATTCAGAACCAGATGATACAGGAAGTAATACAGGTCTCCTTCTTCTGCCATATCCATCTGAACCAACAAAGTCATCAGTTATTTCTTTATCTCCTATCTCTAATGAAGCAGTATATCTGCCACGAGCAAAGAACATAAGAAAACCACTGGTAGAAGCAGTATAGGTATAGCTATCTATTCCATCTTCACTGGATTTAACTATCTTATACTTACCAATCTTAGGTGTTATTGATGTTGCTATGGAAGCATTAAGCTCTTCGATAGCATTATCAATAATGCCAAGCATCTCTTCTTTCCATGAAGTAAACTCACGTCTAAGAGCAGCTATAGAAACATCTATATAAGCTTTTAAATCAACTTTAAGAGCAGCATCTTTCTCATCAGAATACTGTTTTAATTCATCCTCTAAATCATTAGTTGCTTCTGCTACATACTCTTTAAGAGCATTCTCTAAGATAGCATCATAGTGCTCTGCACAACGTATTACATATTCTGTAGTAGCTACTTCATCACTTACCTGAGAGAAACCACATAGAGGATAAGAACTTCTTAAATCAATATGTCCTTCATCAGATACCTTGATAGTAAAAGTATGCTCCCCTAAAACAAAATTAATGCCTATATTGGCATTAGCATATTGAGTAAAGGATATATGAGCTATCTCTGTATCATTCTTATCTTTGAAGGTAAGTGCTCTGGTTTCTGTATCTTCAGAAGGTACTGTATTTAATGCTGTATTACTCTTCCTTATTAGTTCATGAGTAAAGGTATAAAGAGCATCTATTACAGCAGGAGAATTAAGCTTAGGATATTGCCTAAGCATATCATCAAAGAATGCTTGTGCATGAATCATGATATAGCTCCTGTGTCATAGCCTAATTGTAATGATGCTGCAAAAGCATCTGCATCAGCATTGATAGCAGCTTTATCTTCTGCTGTAAGAGTATAGTCATATGCTTTGAACCATGCTCTTATCTGAACATCTTTCCAATATATTCCACCTGGTTCAGTACCACCACCAGAGTATCTAGTACCGTTATAAACAATAACAGTTCTAAGAGGAATATAGCTCTTAGTCACTTGGGTAGTAGTATTTCTACAGTAGATTCTAGTTCCTATATCTACAGCATCTCTGTAGAGAGGCTTACTTGTAGTACCCCAATTCTTATTAAGGCTATATTCTCCATTAGCAGAAACACTAATATCAAAATGAGGCTCTAAGAAAACATTACCTGCACCTAAACAATTACCAAGTACAGATGTATTACTTGACTCCCATCCAGCAGCACGAAGCCATTCAAAACCAGTACTTACATAATCAACATCTTCCTCAGTAAAGGAAGTAAGTCCTAAATAAGACTTAATAGCATCTATATCTACACTGACTAAACCATTATCTACAGTAAGATAATCACCTACTTGCATAATACCTTTCTGGCTTTTAGAAGCTATAGGAAAAGTAGTTTCAGGGAAATCAATACCAGATATGGCATTAGTAACAAAGTCATAGATACCTTTACTGGTAACTCCATGCTGAGAATTAGCAGTAACAGTAGAATCCAAGATAATCTTAGATGCTTCTATTGCATCGTATATACCATCACTAGTAACAGGATTAGTACTACCGTTTGTAGGAGTTGTGTCAAAGGTAAGAGAAAGTTCATTGATAATACTTTGTCTTAAAGCTGCTAGAGCATTAGTAAGATAATCCAGAGTAACAATAGCAGTAGTAATAGCAGGATTTGTAGTAGGTGCTGTAGCACCAGTAGTGGTTAAGGTGATTTCTTTATTTCCAGCATGGAATGTAAGTAACTGGTTTACAGGGTCATAAGTAACCCAAGCTAATGTATTACCTTGGTCATCCTTCCAGTAAATATCACCACCATTAAGGCTTATATTCTGAGTATAGGTATTGTTACCAGTCCAGACATTATCACCAGCAAGAAGGTCTTGAATGCTGTCATCATACTCACCCTTCAGTCTTTCCATATAAGCTCTAAGCCACTGCTTAAGCTCAAATACAAATTGCTCCAGTTCTTGAAGCTTAACTATATTCTCACTTATGACAGCAAGCTTATCATATGCACTATTGGCTTGATGCTGACATAAGAGAGGTGCATGCATAGGATGTAACATTACTTGTACCCCCTTCTTAATAACTTGATATTGCTAGGTGCTACATAGTTACCCAGTGTATTTAATTCCCGTACTGTATTGCATAGCTGGTCATACTTTTGCAAATAAAATTGTGCTTGTGCCTGAGTATCCTGAGAACCCATAGATACTAAACACTTATATGCTATGTATGTAAATAAAGCTTCTTCTAAACAAGGAGGTAAGAATACCTCTTGTTCCATATCTTCTGTATCTGGCTTAATATATCTATGCTTGGCTTTGTAAGTAACCAGAGATACTTCATTCTCATTAGCATTAGGTATCTGTATAGTGTTATATGAAGTAAGAAACCAGGAGTGAGGATTATGGTCATCATTAAGAGGAATAGGATGTCCATACTCATCATAAGTACCAGTTATCTGAAGTATGTCATCCTTAAAGGGTTCAAAAGGAGTATCAAGTATGTACTTGTGTAACTCTTCTGATTTAAAGTTAGTTCTGGCAAAGTCTCTGGTAAGCAGATAAATTGAGATTTGAGGATACTGCTGTATAGTTATCTGCTTCTCCATTAGAGGAAACTTACTATACAGGTCTGTAAGAGCTTGATTAAGGAAAGAGATTAAAGCAGGTATTCTGTCTTCTGCTTTCCATGAGATATTGGTAAGTTCACCATACTTAACAGTATCTATTACTTGTTGTAATTGCATATATCTCCTAGATTATGTATGAAGCGTATCTGGACTCTTCAGTACTGTTATCCACATATTCCCTTATAGAATAGATATTATTCTCATCTACCCTGAATGTAGTAGGAGTACTTGGTTTCCATAGATTCATCTTAGACAGCATAGATATAGTATCTAAGCAGTCATCATGTCTGGATAAGAAACCAGAAGGAGATACGAGAGTTATTTCTTCTATAAATTCTCTTATTCTACTGTCTTCCATGAGTTCTTCAGGGAAGTAGAATTTATGTAACTTAAACCAAGGTACTACACTGTTAAATCTAATAAACTTATTGGTATTAGGTCTTATACCTGGTTTAGATGCACCTTTCTCTCTAGCTATATTCAGGAAAGAATTTCTTCTGAAACACTCTTTCTGGATTATGTCTATGAATCCTCCTTGTTGTCCTGTTATCTCAATACCTATCTGTACAGGATTGTATAAGGAGTTAAAGGTGAATAAATCTTCTATAGTTTTATCAATGGTTTGTCTTTTAACAATACCATCTACCCAGTAGAAGTCTCCATTATTGGAGTAAGCCCATACTGTTATTACTGAGTAATCTGCACTCTCTTTATCAGATACAGCAAAGTCAGTAGTAATGTAATAGTTGAAGTTCTCCTTATTAGCCATTAAGTCTTTTAAGGAATACCACTGGATTTCAGTAGGAGTAATAAGTCTGTCTTCATCACTCATGATACGAAGCATTAGCTCTTGGTTAAATGCTTGTATGGTTCCTGACTTAATAGCATTGTCATACTGCTCTTTAACAAAGTCATAAGAGAATCTGTCTTCCCATGCTCCTCTGAATTCTTCTCTGGAACATGGAAACTTCTCACATACAGGGAATACGTTTACATTCCATGCACCAGACTCAACTGCTTTGTATAAAGGGTCTTTCTTATTGAATGGAGTACCACACCATATAACCTTTCTATGATTAGGGTGCAGAGCATGGAATACAGCCTTATAGACAGTATTCTCTATATCTCCTAATACTGTAGGAGACTTAGCATCCTTATCAGATAAGAGGTCATCTAGGATAGCTATCTGAGGTCTTGTATTGAGTTTCTTAGTACCACGAATACCAGTATTAGCACCATAACCATTAACTGCTAATACATGCCCTTTAGCATTGGTAAAGAGCCAGTAATTCTCAGTAATCTTTACATTAGGTACAAACTCTTGGAGGAACTTAGAATTGTTATATCTGCTCTCTAGGTTCTCTCTCATGGACTTAACGCCATTGTCCATTGAGTCAGTAACATAGAGCATATAGGTAACATCACCAAAGCCAGGTAATTCACCATATACAGCAAGATAGAGGATTAAGTACTCTGCCATTACTGTAGACTTAGCAGAGCCTCTATAGCAGAGATTTATGGTATTACCGGGATGAATAAAACTGTCTAACATCCTACAATGCATGATAGGAGTTTTATTCTCTTCTCCACCTTTATCTCTGTTTACCAGTTTAATAAAGTTAATGAAATCTAAAGCAAACTCACTAGGTCTGTAATTAGGGTCTACTTTATAGGAGACTTCATTAAGATAATCATCAACACTCTTCATATTGAGCATCCTCTATGATTGGAGCATTAAGAATATCTGTTAATGAACCTCCTTGTTGCAATGCTTTTAACTGAGCTTTAGCTAATTCATTAGTAGTCTTTCTAAGCTCTTCTACAGTCTCAGATTCTTTCACAGATACACTCAATTCCATCTGCTTTACCTCAGGTGGCTTAAGTGTATCCATTAAAGCCTTGGCAGCCTGTGACCTTACTAATGGCTTTACTGAAGGGTCTAGCATTAGTTCTCTTTGTACATTTATAGCTTCCTGAAATACATCCTGATTAAGAATGTATGTAGGAATCATCATTGTCTGATAGAGAAGAGTTACTAGCTTGGATTTGTTATAAGCAGAGATAAGAGAGTTGATGTCTTTATCAGGCATACCACTCTCTTGATAGTGTTTATACCTGTCTGGAAAGGTTTTCTTATAAGCCAGTACATTGGTATTACCCATAGACTTATAAGTACAGTACCTTACAGCAGATATGTAGTTCTCTAATTTGAATTTACCTTTAGAGATTACATCTGTATAACCTAACAGGTTCTGAGACATAACCTCTCTGGTATCAGGGTCACTTAGACAGGCATTAAAGGCATCTCTAATCTCATCAGACACACTGCCTTTAACAGAGACAGGTAAACATTTCTTGAATTCTTCAATTCCGATTTCTTCCATAGAAGCTCCTTAGTTTACCGTCTCTATACAGTATTTCAGTGTCTTATTACAAGATTGCTGCTGCTGCTCCTGTAGCTCTTACAATAGGCAAGGAAGCCAGAGATTGATACCATAATCCAAATCCAGGCATATGCCATCTGTTAGTAATGGAATCTACACCTAAGATAGAGCCATAGATGTCAGATACATTCATCCAACTATTAGCCATAAGCCAAGACATAGCTCCTACTGGATTCCTCATTAAAGAGTTCACTATGTTGGTTTGATTACCAATTAAGAACTTAGTAAAGGGGAGTGCTCCAATAGAATCCATGTACTGTAATTCCTTAGGAAGAGGATTAGAGTAATCAATAAAGGATTGAACACACTGTCTTGCAGCTTCATCTCTGTTAAGTTGCTTCTCTTCTGTAAGGTATCTAAACAGGGCATACTTAGCAGTAATATCACCAAAGGTAGCAAGATGACTTAATCTGCTGTACATCCAAGATTTCTGGTCTCCTACAGCATTATGAGCAAATTGTTGAAGTCTTCTGGGTAAGTACTTATCTATTAAGTCCTTAGTAAGCCTGTCAGACTGTGTTAAATCTTCTGCTATCTGAGGTATAGCACCCTTATCAGCAAGATAGCCTATAGGGCTATGAGACATAGCATCTTCATAGGCTTTCATTTGCATAGTGTCTGCTTTAGAAGTTTCACCTAAGACACTCCTAGCAAGCAGCATATTGTACTTCTCTGCCATATCAGTATAGGACTTAAGTTGTCTTAAGCCTTCTACTTGATACTTGCATACCTTATCAGGAGAGAGTCCCTGTATAGCAAGAGATACACAGTTAGAAATGATGTTATTTATAGAGGTTACAGCACCCTTAATAACAATATTCTCTTTACCAATCTGAGCAAGGTACTTAGCAAGAGATTCACCATAAGCCACAGGAGCAGAGTGAAGAATATGTTTAATGTAGTCCTTGGTAGTAGCTTCTAATTCCTTATACTCAGTATCAGGAACAGATGCAGAAGCATGCCTATAGCCAAGTATTCCAGTAATATATGCTTCTTCAATAGGAACACCTTTACCAGGATACTTATTCTCAAAGTATTCTCTTATTTCAAAAGGAATAAGCTTATAGAGTTCCTGTCTTTCTTTCTTTTCTTCATTCTCAGTAAGCCAAGTAAATCTAGCTTCTTTGGCTCTCTTCTCATAAGCTTCATCAAGAGCTTCAGCTACTTTAGTATTCCATGCAGGAGCTTTTACTCTCTCTAAGATAGAACCATAATGATCTCCGAGAACAGATGTAAACTTGAAGTTCTTACCAAGCTTCTGGTTCTTTTCTTTCTCATTTAACAGGAAGTCACAACCAGTAATAGATGCACCTAAGCCAAAGGAAGGAGAGAATACACCATCAATAGACTTAGGATTAAGCTGTGTAAATCCTGGTTTATTGAGTCTCTTAACCTGTTCATTAAGATAATTAACTACTTTCTCTTTACCCTTTTCTTCATAGAATACATCAAAGTTCTCTTCTTCTACCTTAGTACCACCAATATAACCAGTAGACTTATTCCTGCCTTTGAATATATCAGTAAGTACTGTAGCACCATCAGAGAAAGGAACATCAGGCATAAACTTAGCTTCAACAAGAACATACTTCTTCTTGAGAAGACTCTTGTAGAGAGGGTCTAATTTAACTTCTCTAACCTTTCTGTATCCTACCCATTTATAGGCATCTAAAGCATCTTCAGGAATAACTTCAAACCTATTCTTAGACATACCACCATGTACTTCACCCTTAGGGATATGGTACTTTTGTAAGGAATCTCCATAGACACTGTTTCTTTCCAGTTCTATAAGACCACTGTGATACTCAAGAATATCCTGTAATACTCCCTTACTCTTAGTGAGTTCATCATATATCTTAGGATTCTTCTTATTAAGTTCATGTACAGTATAGAGAGTAACTAACTGGTCTATAGTACTTACATTAGGACTATCAGTAGTCTCTGCTCTAGTACCACAGAGATTAGCTATCTCATAGGCATTGTTATATCCAATACCAGATGTATTTACACCATACAGAAGCTTATTAGATAAGCCTTTAGCAGAGTTAATGAAGAAGTTACCTTGAGCAGTATCCATTAATCGCTTTTCAAGCTTCTTAATTTCATTGTATCTGTAGGTAGGGTCTTGGATTAACTTAATTGTTTCATCAGCAGTTCTACCATCTCTTAAGCACTGTAAATCTGCATGAACAACATACTCAGTCATGTTGTTAAGAGTCTTAGTAGAGATATTCTTAGTCAGTTCACTGATAACTTTATTAACAGCACTGGCTCCTCTTTCTCTAACCTTATCTACACACTCTTTAGCACCTAATCTGAGCTTCACATATTCCCAGTTATCACTGTCTACAGCCTTAAAGGATTGAGCCAGTTGATTAGCTAATTCCTGCTTTCCTTCAGGTATTTCCTTAAGAGCAAGGTCAACAAAGTGAGTAAACACTTCAGATGCTCTACCAGGCATTGCTTCTCTGCCAAATGCTCTTTCAGGAGCAATCTCTGGATTACCACTCATGAAAGCCAAGTCTTGTGTAGCACCTACAGGACCACCAAATACCTTAGTTAGTAGACCATTTAATCCTTCCTCAAAGATAAGATTTGCCTTATCCAGTAATGTTCTTTGCTGTGAAAATGTCTCAGCAGGAACAGTAGGATTCTTATTATAGTAATGCTTTGCAATAGCAAGAGAACGCTTAAATATCTTGTCACAAGCATCAAGAATATCTGGCTTCTTTCCTTCTTTAAGAGTGCCTATAAATCTATTGAATATAGACCTAATCTTGGATTCAAACTCAGGTGCCATATTCTTATCATTGGTAAGATTTCTTAAAGCAGCTCTAAATCTGGCATTGTTAATAGCATAATCCAGGAACTCTAAATGAGGGTCTGAAGTAGTAGGATCTTTGAATAAGTAATCCATTATCCTTCTGTCTTCAGCATCACCATATTCAAAGTGGTCCATAGTAATGTTACTGGACACATATCTATAGAGTTGCAGCAGTTTGTTATTGGCACTAGGGTCAAGAGATAAGAACTCAAGAGGTACGTGAGTAAGCTCATGTTGGAAGGTTTCAAGATTAGAGCCTTCACCTTTAGCTGCTAAACCATGAGTAACATAACCAACTCTTACACCATTAACTCTGTTAAGAACAGCAGCACCATCTCTGCCTAATGACTTATTCAGTCTGTATCTGATAAGCATATTGGCATCAATAAGCTGGTCAAGAACACCATAGAGATGAGAATTGTCTATACCATTTTGCTTATCTAAATCATCCAGAGACTTAGCTATTCTCCTGATGTCATCACAGTTAATATCCCTATAGAGAGCCAGTTCAGTATCAGTCATTAAGTCATCTGGCTTCTTATTAGAGGTATAACCGCGTATCCTGCTAGCAAATCTCTCAGCTCTTCTAACTGCCATTCTGGATACAGCACCAGCAAACTTATTGTAGAAGCTTCTGTGATTGTCTTCTGTAGAAGCTACATTGGTATAGTCAATAGTAAAGGAGTTCTGATTACCATTGTAGATACCCTTACTATTGGTTTCTTTACCTAAGAAGATTTGCTGTGAAGAGTCTTCAGCACTGGAGATTACATTGTACTGAGCAAGCTGTCTTACATCCTCAGTATTGAGACTATTACTTAATAGATTTGCTCTGTTAGCTAATTCATCAGGAATCTCAACATATCTCTTATCTGCATTAGGTTTATTATCATAGTAATACTGAGATAAGAATTTGGTTATCTTGCTCTTAGGATTAAGAGTCATATCTGCAATCCTGTCTGAAGATAAACCAAACATATCCTTAATACGCTTAGGAGCATCAGGACGGATAGTAAGATTAATCTTACCTATGTTAGATGCTTTACCAGTATTGACTATGTTCTCTTTAAGTTCTTTAACAGTACAAACATTATCAAGATTAACTATAAATTTAACCTTAACCTTTAATCCCTTGTAATTTACATTAGGAATAGTTACAGGAATAAGAGTAGCATCTCTATTGGTATAGGTACCATTAGCTAAGAGTCTCTGCCTATGTTGAAGTATTCCTTTGGCTTTCTCATAAGCAAGCTTAAACTCAGGTACACTCTCAATAAAGGAATAAGCATTAGAGTCATAGATTCTTCCAGAGGACATTATGCCTACATAGATAGTAGGATGTTCTTTAATATCCTTTTCCCAGTCTTTATTAGCAGGTCTGAACCTGCCATCATCCATAACACCAATGCCATTAACAGCAGTCTCATATCTGGTTTCTAATTCATCTTCAGAGAAGCCAGCATACTTCCTTACATTGCCATCATCATTGATAGATGTATTATCAAAGCCAGTAGCCATATGGTATTCAGTAATAGTAGCCTTATTGGCACTGTCAAATTCATCATAGTTTATATAACCAAATCTGTCTCCAGTACCAATAAAGGATAGAGCATCCTTATCTTTAGCTACATCCCATATGTCTTTCTTCTGAGGTCCTTTAGTATCCATTAACTTGTTATAGGATACATCTACCATCTCGTGCATTCTGCTCATGTAATTACTGGTTAAGTAATCATGAGTGAATTTGTTTCTGTAGAGGAAGTTCCTGCCAGATAAGTCCTTATTCTCATTATTAAGACACTGAGTATAGAAGTGAGCATTCTCTCCTAATTGCTCAATCATCTGGTTATGGAAGAATACACTGGACTGTACTCCACCATCAGTCTTATCTGTAATTCTAGGAACAATACTGATAGTTAAACCATTCCATACAGAGTCATAGGTACTGTCATTTATCTGTCTGTTTATAGCAGAGAAGAGAATCCTGTCTATTACCTTATTCATGCCAAAGACAATCTGACGTATAGGAGTACCCTTATCTTTAGCAGCCTTTAACTGTTGTTCTATCTGACCAATATAAGGCTCATAGAAGAACTGGATTAACTCTTCCTCAGAGAGATTTCTGGTTAAGCTGTCTTTACTAATCTTGGTAAGTAAGCCAGCATAATCAATCTCATCAACATCAATGATTACAGACTGCTTATTCCTGTCAAAGTCAGAGACATTAAGATACTCACCATCTAACTCAGTCTTGCTTCTACGGAGTAAAGCATTGAGAGATTCTATGTTATGCAAATCTACTCTGTTAGAAGAAGTAGCCATAACAATGTTATTGAGAGTGGAAAAAGTACCAAAGTCAGTACTCATTCTTCCATGGAGTCTTCTAAGTCTCTGCTCTATAAGGCTATTAGCAGCATCATTATTAGTTACAAAGTTAAGCTTATCTGCATTATTACCATCTTTCTCATAGCTTCTAATGGTATCCAGAATAGCAAGAACTTCTTTTACTGCTTCTCTCTGTTCTCCCTTCGGGAGGTTAGTAGAATCTCTTAATACTTCATGATGATGAATAGTAGTAGCTCTTCTGTAATCACTTACAGCATCAGTCATGACCTTAATAAAGCTTGAATCATAAGAACCTTTAACAGTGGCTTCATAGGCATTATAGAGCTCATTAAACCTGTCTATAGTGTCTTTCTTAAAGCCAATCTGTTTGTTATTAATATAGTCCTTTAATTGAACCATACTGCTGATAGTGGCAGATTTAACCTGACTATCAATGGTTCTCCAGAAGTCTAAGCCTCCTACTTGTTTCTGAACAAACCACTTAAACTGAATAATGTCAGACTGCTCCATAGTAACCATGTTATTAACTCTTAAATCCTCAGTAAGAGTATCTAAGAACTCTTTAGCAATTTGAGGAGTTATCTCATAACTGGTTACATTCTCAATAGCATACTGGTTTACAGTAATAGGCTTATTCTCTTTAATCACCCTGTTAAAGGCATCTACTCTACCTGCTATCTGAGACATAGCTACTTCCTCTAACTGAGTCATAGCATAGTCTAACTGGCTCTCTAAAGAGCTGTAGTGATAGGAAGAGTTCTCAGTTTGATGCAGTCTTAACCAACTCTTGGATTGAGCCAGAATACTTCTTAACTGAAGTAATGGTCTGTAAGAATAGAATGTGGTATGAGCAAATTGCTTATTCATCTCTTTACCAACACCATTAGCCATCTGCTCAAAGTTAGCCATCACAGCATCATGAATACCTAAGAAAGCACCTAAGGATTCACGTATTGCAGCTTGGCATCTGTTAATGATGTCAGAGTCTTTAGTGTGATTGGTTTCAGGAGAGAGTGCAGAAGCAATAGATTCTTTAGAGAGTTTGTTCTTAGTAGAAAGAACAATACCCTTACCCTCCTTCATTAATGAAGGAACTCTAATCATAAGAATACGAATAGAGTTATCTACAGCATCCTTGAGTAAGCCAAGAGAAGCAGCATCCTGACCAATGTTGATAGCAGATGCTATTCTTCCTGAAATTTTCTCTACATCCTCATTAGTAAGCTGATGTAAACCTTTCTTAGCAAAGTCAGATGAAGTAAGGATATGAGAAAGCATCAGATTGTAGACTTGAGCAAATGCTTCAGTACCATCAGTAAGTGCTTTACTGTGTCTGTCTGCCATAGAGATAAGATTATTAGCAGCAGTAGCAATAGGCTCACACAGAGAATCAGTAAGCTGGCTCTTGAGTTCTTCATTTTCAGTAACAAATACAGAGAATCTCTCAAAATCAGCTCTAGTCATAGAGCTATGATAGTCTACAGAGTTACCCTCAATATCTGTAAGAACCAGCTTACCACCATTAAGTCTTGCTAATTGCTGATACATATTATGTATAGCAGCAATATCATCTGCATCTAACAGACTTGCTGTTCTCTCAGAAATCTTTCTGGATATAACATTATGTAAGAAGTTTATTAAGGAAGGCTTACCTGCACCATAGGAAGTAGGCATAAGGACATACTTCATGGTGTCACGGTCAAAGAACTTATCAAAGAACTCCTTAATACTGGCTTCTGCATCAACACCTATAATCTGCTTAAATGTCTTAAACATATTAAGCTCTCTGCCTATAGGAGCACTACCAGCTAATTCATTAATGAATCTGGTAATAGCCATATCCTTAGCAGTACTGCCTAATCTCTGATAAGAGTCGTCTGTATTAGTAGTAAGCTTGGCATTAACGAAGTCTCTTACAGACATCTTACCAAAGTCTGCGGGGAATATACCTACACCAGCTAATAAGCCATAAGAGTATTCATCTGTATTACCCATCCAACCAGAGGAGTAAATATGAATACCAGTACCATTGGTAAGACCATCAACCTCAATACGCAATTTGAAGTTATTTATAACTGTATCATCATCATTGATAATGGAATCCAGTACTGTTTCCTGAGTTCCAGGATTAGCTGCTCTGGTAAGTTCTTTCATAGCCAGTACAGCTTCTGAATGCTTCTCTAACTCAACACCCTTAATCTTATTAACAGTGGTGTACTTCTTATCAGTTAGTTCCTGATTAACCTCATCAATCAAATCAATGATTTCTAAAGTACTCATTGTGCTAAGGTCTGGATTATTCTTAGCAGTCATTACTTTCTTAATGGCTGCAAGAATATCATCCACAGTATCAGAGATTTCATCCATTCTGGCTTTATCAGTATCTAAGCCAAAGTTGAAACCAATAATAGCTTTAAGAACTTTATTCTGTGCTTCAGTACGCTTAATAGGCTTGTCATCCTTATCATAGTTACCTACATTCTCAGAACCTACTCTCTTACCATCTACATCAATATAGACAGGAGTAAAGAAGTTTCTAAGAGGCTTGAACTCACGAGGATTGATACCTAATGAATCAATGAAGACACGGTTATTGATAGTATTGATAAGAGGGAAGTACAGCTTAAGAGTGCTCTTACCTGCTTTCTCTGCTGCTGCAATAAGAGGAGTCATCTCTGCATAGAAGTCAGCCCATACTTTGAACTTAGCTTCAAGCATGGTCTGGTCAATTCTATCAAATGCACCAGATGTCTTCTTCTTAACAGTGACTTCCATATACTTCAGATACTTCTCAAGAGTCTTAGGCTGAGAAGCATACTTCTTATAGAGGTCTGCTAATGTTCTGCATCCTTTAAGGAAAGAGAGTTCTTGCTTGATTCTCTTAACATCAGTTTCATACCCAGTATTATTCTGGAAAGCATTTTCTACTAGTCTTGCATAAGAAAGGTATGTATGGTCTTTCTTAATAATCTCATTCCTGCTTAAGTAGACATAGCTAGGTGCTCCAGCAGTACCTTTAGGTCTGAGATTAATTCTTGCTATCTGGTGATAGGTATTAATCTTTACTTCATACTCTTTACCATCAGCAGCAGCACCAATACCCTTAGCAATAGAGGGAATATCCTTATACTTTCTCTGATAGGAGAAGTCTTCTCCATTAACATCATTAGAGTTGAATTTTTCTTCTAACTTATCTTGCTTCTCCTTTAACTGCTCTTCAGTCATAGTATTGTTATTATCAGCATTGAAGCCAAGTAAGTCAGTGAATAAGTGCTTATTACCCTTACTGGTTTGTCTAGGCTCATTAAGAATTTTCATTCTTTCAGACAGAGCTTCACCAACATTAGGAGTAACTTGAACAACAGAGAACCAGTCAGAGTTAGTTTGAGTAGTCTCAGTAACATCACCAGTCTTTCTGTTGAAGTAGAGAATCTTAATAATTCCCTTATCCTGAGCCATATCTAATGCTCTACCAGCTAAGCCAGCAGCAAGTCTAGGTATAGCATCATGAGTAGCAAAATCACCTCTTGAGCGAATACCTAAAGCAGTAATCATCTGAGAACCTAAGTCTTCTCCCAGATTATTCTTACTGATGAAGTTAGACCTCTTAAATACATTTGCTGCTTTCTGAGTAAAGTATTCAGTAGTAACTTGCTTATCTACCCATTTCTCAGACTGACCAGAAGAGAGTCTAGGTAAATGAGAAAGGAACACACCTGCAATAGTATGTACTACTTCCCTGTTATAGGCTTGGATTCCCTTATAGGAACGCATGAATACTTGGTCTGCTAAGTTAGTAGCAGTCTTAGAGAACTTACCAGCAGATTCAGAGAGCTTTAATACTTCCTGTAAGAATTCATCTAATCTGGCTTTATCAGCGTAGCTGGTATTGAATTGACCCCTATATTTAATGAAATTATCAGAAGCCAGAACAGACATATTCTCTGCATTAGGAATGATTTCAAAGTCTTTCTTACCATATCTCAGTAAATCATTCTCGATATGCTCATAAGTACCTGTAGAATCAAGAGTCTCTTTAGTACCACTCTTTCTAAAGGTAACTACATTATGCAGTTTCTTAGCATTGATTAGAGCAGCAAAGAACTTCTCAAGATTAGGAATATCTTTAAATTGATGTTCTAAATCAACATCTGCGTTATAACCAGCTTTATCTTTATCAGAGAATATCTCTTTAAGAGCATTTACACCCTCATCATTAAGTCTCCATTCTGCCTTAACACCACCTTCATCTTCAGTAGTAGCATTGAAGTCCAGAATGTCTTGTAACTTAATCTTGCCTCTTACAAGGTTATACCTGATTACATCTGCTAACTCTTGTCTTGCAGTCTCAGTCTGTAAAGCAGTAGATATTTCCTTAAAGCCACTAAACCTTTCATAGGTAGTATTCTTTAAGAAAGTAGTAGTGTCATAAACCTGCTTCGCAGGGTTATAGAAAGTCTCAAAATCTGTAGGAGTAAACTTAGGATTTTGCTCAATAGCATTTTCCATGTACTGAGCTGCTATATTCTTGATAATAGCAGCAGTTAAGGGGAACTGAATCTGTCTTACAGTACTTCTGTCTTTACCTCTAGGATTGTAGACTCTATCAAAGACATCATTAAAATTTTCTTTACCTGTATAAAGGCTACTAAGCCTATCTTTGAATTGACTAAAGGGGTCACTAGTACCAGGATTAGAAACTAATACCTTACCACGAGCAATCCATTGCTTCTGGATTAGGTACAAGTTATTAAAGAAGACAGTAGCATCAGCAATCTTTTTTACATTGAGGTTCTTAAGTAAATCCTCCATGTTTGATTTGATTCTGTCTACTGCATCTCCCTTACCAAAACCAAGATACTTCTTAGCACTGGCATGAGTTAATTCATATCTATCTCTAATGATACCCATTAAGGTATTAGCAGGATTACTCTTAGAAAGAGCTATATCATCCCAGACATGATTATAGAGAGCACCATTAAGCTTAAAGTAGTTATCTAAGGCTACAAGATTATCATAGGCAGAAGTACCAGATGTAGGAGCATCATAAGACTCATACTTATGAGTAGCAGTATTGTAATATCCTAATTTGGTAATGGTTTTATCAGTGAAAACATCACTAGCATGACCAGGAAGAGAGTACTCAGGAGAATGCTTAATGAAATCTTCCAGAGTCTTATGCTTAGTACCCTGGTTTACTAAACCAAAGAAGTTCTTAAAGGTATTGGTACTTGCAATAGCAATAAAGAAATCAGTTCTTGCTCTAGCGTTGATAGTCTTGAGAGAACTAAGGTCGTTATTATCTATAATAGTACTGTTTATCTTCTTAGAAGCATCTCTCTCATTGTATTCATCCAATGCTCTATGAAGCATGTCACCAAAACCAGCTTTACCTGCAAATGAAGTATTCTTCATAAGCATGAAGAGTTCAGCCATCTGGTCTATTCTGGTTTGGTCAAAGTTCATTAGTTCTCTTTCAAGAACTACTTCATTGATACCTTTTCTATTAAGTTCATCATCTTCAAGTGCTTTAGTAGCAGTAGCAGACATAGCACCAGTAGGTATTTCTGCACTACTGATGTATTCCATCTCATACATGGTAGAGAACTTTGCATAGAGAGCATTGTATCTCTTGTCTGCATTCATTCTGTCAGTAGTAGTATCCCAGGTAACACCTGTTCTTCCTCTACCATAGAACAGTCTTGCTACAGGTAAATCTGGAGTATCATCAAAAGCATCATTGGCTTTAGCTAATTCAATAAGATTCCTGACAATTTCAAGTCTTCCAAGAATCTCTGCTTTCCTATCTATATGAGAATTGGTAATAAGCTTGTGATACTCAATATACCTAATCTCATCTTTTCTAGTGAGCTTATGATTCTTTAAGAAATCAACAAGGTCTGTTTCTGTAATCTTAGAAATATCAGTTATACCTAAGTCTCTAAAGAAGTACTCGAATCCTATTTCAATATCAGCAACAATATCTTCAATAGGTTTCTTAGCGATATCTTTGCTTACTTTGTTAGTCTCCTCCATTTCCTTCTGGAGTTTCTTAAATTCCTCCATGAATTCTTTGGCTTCTTTAGCTTTGGTATAGGCATGCTTAACACCCTCTTTGCTAACAGTCTGTAAACCAGCACCAAGAGCATTCTCAACAGATTCTACAGCATTCTTAAAGGTCTTTAAGGCATCATCTTTCTTTTCATCCTTAACACCTTTTCTAAGCTTGTTTACAATCTTCTTTTCAATAACATCAGCAATAGTACCTGCTTTATAAGGCACTCTTGCATACTCAGCCTTATGACTATCCCACCATTTAAGAGCTTCTTCTATTGTCTTGGCTTTATTGAGTTCTTTCTTATCAATGTTCTCAATAATGTCTTCAACAATGTATCTTCCTGCTATCTTCTTAGGTACAAGACTAGAAGCTTCTAATCCTGCCTTCTTATTGATTTTATCAATAAAGGCTTTAGCCTCTGCTTCAGTGGCAAAAGCTCTTTGGTCTTTAAGTGCTTTGTTTACTTCATTGGCATTCTTAAAGGCATCCTTAACCTCCTTAACAAAAGGATTAAGGAAGTTATTTATCTCTGTCTCTGAAAGTTTGCTATTGGCTTTAATAGCATTAAACAAATCAAGTCTGTTGGCTTCAAGAGACTTATCATTTAAGAATGATTTACGGATTGAAGGAGTGACAGCAGCATCAGACAAATCTGCAAGAGATAAGTCTTTACCTGCATTTAAGGGATTCTCTTTAACAAAGTCCTTAGTAGTATCATCTACTTTTAAGGCATCCTGAATATCTTTCTGTGAGGGTTTGTTATACTTGCTAAAAGGTACTGTTTCACCTGCTCTATTCTTACCTTCCTCATTTACTTCGTTATCTGTTCTCTGAGTTCTTTCAAATTCTTCTTTAGTGAATCTGCTTTTAAGTACATCTGCTCTTTCTTTAGAGATGGTTTTCTTAGAAACCAAGTCATCAATAGCGGTATCAAACTTAGTCTTATCTGCTTCATTAAGAGCCTGTATTACTTCCTTATTGCCTTCAAGGTCTTCATACAGTTCAGCAGTAGTTTCACCATACTTCTCTAATGCTGGCTTTAATTCACTATCTACAGCAATCTTAGAAGTAGAAGGATTAATAATATGCTTAGCTTGTTCCTCAGTAATCTTTTCACTTTCTACCAGTGCTTTAACCTTATCCTCATCACTAGCATATTTATGGAAAGCTTCTTCTCTGGCTTCTACTTCTTCTTCAGTTAATTCAGAATCTAAGTCCTTGGTTTCCTCATAATCTTCTTTAACTGTAGCTTGCTGTAACTTAGTTAAAGCTTCATTCCTGGAAGCAATTACCTGTTTAGCTTCTTCAGCATTAGCTTCTAACTTATTAAGCTTCTTAACATCCTTAACAGCTTGCTTCTTGGTTTTCTCTGTAAGGTTAGCAGCTTTCTTTTCATTGAATATCCACTCACCAGCAGCATTCTTCCCTATTGCTTCACCATATCTGTCAGTTGCTTGCTCAACAGCCTTGGTAATGGTCTCATCAATCTCACCTTCCATCTTCTCTAAGCCAGATTGATAAGTTTCAATGTACTGTTCTTTGTACTTCCTATTCTCAGGAAGATTCATATTATCAAGAGTAGCTTGCCAATCCTTTTCAGAATCAATCTTAAACTTAGGTCCAATACGCTGCTGAACCTGTTGCTTACCCATTCTTGCTAATGCCATTCCAGGTGAAGCAACACCATGGAACATAGCACCACCAATTAAGCCAGATACACCAGCATCAACAAGAGCTTTAGCATCAAACTTATCAAGTGCTAATTGGTCAAATAGAGTAGAACCAATGTTTTCACCTGCAAGCTTAACACCAGCAGATGCTATGTCTTGTATTCCTGTACCTGTGTATTCATGGGCAAGTTTATTGGCTTTCTTAGCATATCTGACACCAGCAGAAGATATTGCTTCTGCCTTACCAGATATAATCTTATTAATGGCTCTTTCAGCAGTAGAAAGCTCTTCTCCTACACCACTCTTAACAGTCTTCTTAGAAAGCTGAGTAGCCATAGAAGCTGCTATAGCGTGAGCCATAGAGTTATTGCTTACTTTACCAATTAAAGGCTTTACATTAACAAGAGCATTCTTGAAATCATTTTCTATGCTCTTTACTATACCTGCTTTACCTAAACCACCTACAAAGAGTTTAGAACCATAGAAGTCTGCTACAGCAGAACCAATAGCAGCAGCCATGATACCAATAGCTCTGTCATCAGGTATCTGACCATGCTCATTCATGTAGGCTTCTAAGTTATTAGCAAAGTGCTCTAAAGCATCAGAGCTAAAAGCTGCTGCTCTGGCAGTGAAACCAATAGTACCAAGAACAGGACCAACTACAGGAATAAAGAAAGGAAGGGCAGTAGCAGCAATCTCTCCAAGCATCTTACTAGGAGAGAAGTGTTTAATCTTGTCACTAATAGTTGCTTGTACATAATCCCAGTTATCATAGTTAGCTGATTGACCAAGAGCTGTGAAGTTACGGTCTCTTTGTCTATCAGCCATTAATGCTTCAGCTTCTTCAGAAGTGACAGTATTATTCAAATCAGAAAGCTGAGCATTGGCAAGGTCTAAATCACCATGCAGATTAGTGTATTGCTCACCATAGGTATCCCAGAGTCTTTGCTCTTCAGGAGTAAGCTGTAACTTGTTTAACTCATTCTGGAAGTACTTGTACTTACTAAGAGCTTCTGCTCTTTGAGCCATATCAGGAGAAGTCATCCTATCAGACTCTTCCACCATCTTGGCTTGAATATCATTAGCTACTTCTTGCTTACGCTTAATCTTATCAAGGTCTTTAAGAGGCAGTTCATTGAGGTCAAGGATAGACTTTGCCTTTCTGGCATTAGGACCCATAGAGCCAAAGGTATGTTTAACACCAGTCCAGAGACTACCTAAGAAGGAATCTTCTTCATCTGAAATAGTCTTACCATCTAATGCTCTTGCAGGGTCAGCAAGTCTGCTTCTTTCCTGAAGTATCTGGTTTACTAAACCATATTTCTCATTATCAGTAGCATAAGCAACAGATAAGTCTGGGTCACTAGTAACAACCTCAGCTATCTCATTGGGAGTCATGATTTCAGGTCTATTGATGAGTTCTCTCACCTTAGCACTGGCTCTCATGTAGATGCTTTCTCTGCTCTCTCTTGATTGCTGAAGTCTTGCATTTGACTGAGCAATCTCTTCCATTCTCCTCTGTTCCATTTCCTGAGGAGTAAGAGCATCATTATTCATTAAGGAGATTAAGGCATTCTTATAGTCAGAATCAGTATATTGACTCTGAATGTTAGCAATTTCCTGCTGCTGTTCTCTGCTAAGATAAGGATTGGGAATGTAAGATGCCATAAAAAGAAAGACTCCCTGTAGTAAATTAGCAGGGAGTCTAAAGAAAGGATTTTGTAAAAGTCAAATACTACTTGCCAAATATACCTTCATAAAGTTTCAGATTAGAGAGTTGAGGAGTAATGTTAAAGTCTCTCTTAGCAGGAGCGAAGCTATTAACCAGATTCATCAAGTATTCTTTTCTAGCATTGTCTTCTGCTGCTGCTTGGTCCTTTGCTTCGTACATGTCCATGAGTGCTGTTACATTCTCAGGACTTAAACCAGCACCATAATTAGGCATAGCATAAGCAGGTCTACCATAAGGGTCTAATTCTTTATTCTTATAATCACTTCTATATTCAGGAGAACCATGATAAAGAAGCTGAGTATCTAAGAGATCTTTAGGAGAAATACCTTTCTTTATATCTTTATCTACCTGTTCTTTACCATACTTCTTAACTGCTCTTTCATAGTACTCTTTAAATTTTTCTGGGTCTTCCTTGAAGGGAGCAGCCATTTCAACATATTTAGCTAAGTCTTTATTTTTTTGATGTCTACTATTTGCTTCTCTAAATGCCAGACCTTGAGTAAAAGGATTAAATACACTGGCAAGTAGTATGGGGTCACTAAATAATTCTTTAGTTTGTCCCCAAGCATCACCAGCAGCATTACCAACTGGTTTTAATAAATCACCCCATGTAAATGCTTCCATGTTTCCTCCTTTTATCAATATCTAGGACTAATGTAATTAGCATCCATCATATAAATTTTGCTCTTTTCATAAGCATCTTGAGCTTGTTTATACTTCTTTTCTGCTGTTATTTGCTTAGCAATTTGTTGAGCATACTCTTCTAGTTGCCTAGATATTGGATTATTACCATCATTTATGGCTGCAATAATTGCATCAGGGTCATATGCTCCATGTTGCAACATAAATGTAGTTAATATCTGATAACCTATTTGATTTGCAGAATTAGACCTTCCAAGTAAACGACCAATTCTTTCAAATGAACCAGTAAGGCCTCTATTCCTAAAAGCTTGATTTGCTTTTTCTCTAAAATTACTGGTATGTATTTTTTCATTATCATTACCAAAGTCTACTCGAGTATTACCATAGACGTTATCATATACACCTCCATACTTTTCTTTGTTAGCATCTCTTACATTTTCAAAATCTGTTCTAGCTTGAACCATTTCACCATATCCTTGGCTTGGTGTCATGCTACCAAGATATGCACTTCTAGCACTAACATCATTCTGATGTATTCTCATTACTTCTTCAGGAGTAACACCAATCTTATTAGCAACAGCAGGAATAATATAATTAAGCATTGTATGCTGGAAACCAAGCTTCTCTGTCTCTGCTCTAAACTGAGGGTCTTGAGACAGTTGACTATATACTTCCTGTATAGCCTGATTAACTAATCCACCCTTTCTTCTTGCTACTTCTCCAGTAAGTCTCTGTAATGCTTCAGGAGAGGCATAAGGAGCATACATAGCAGCTCCTCTGTTATAGCCTTCTAAGTCTTGCATACTTATATCATTAGATGCAGCTAATCTCCTAGCTACATCATTAACTTGTTCATCAGCAGCTCTGGTTAAATAGGGTTTAACTGACTCTTGGTTTAAGTCACCAGCAGAGAGCTTATAGATATTATTATCATTAAGAGCTTTCTGGTATTGTTCTGCTGCTAATGCACCAGTAGGGTCTTGTAGATAAGCATTACCTGCTTGAGCCATTAAGTTATCTTTATATCTCTTAATCCAAGCATCCTGTAAAGCATCTTCAGCAGTCTGATACTCTTCTGCTTTTCTATTCCTAAAACCAAGAGTATCCCATATTCTCTTAGTATCTCCTCCTTTAGCATTATCAGAGTTCATCTCTTTAACTAACTGCTTCTTGAACTCATCTAAAGCATAATCAGATTCTTCTTGAGAACGAGTATCTCTTGCTTGCCTTACAGCAGCATTAGTAGGGTCAAAGAACCATCTATCTTTAGCATAGTCCTTAAGAATATCTCTGCCTTGCTCTTTAGCTTTGGTAATGTCATTAAGACTGAGATTCTTAAAATAATCCTGTGCTTCAATAGCATTCCTATCAGCAATACTCTTACCTTGGTCTTCTAACCACTTAGTAATACCATCATACCTGTTAGTATTAGCAAGCCAAGCAAGAGCATGGCTATACTGGTATGGATCAAGAGTACCTTGTACTTGAGGTGCAGAGAAATTCATAAGTCATCACCTAAATAATAATTGACTCTTATAAGGGTCATAATAAGCTTCATGCCCAGTAGCATACCCAGAAGGATTAAAGCCAGGTTTAGGAGCATTAAGTGCTGCATACTGTGCTGCTGCTTGCTGTTGTTGTGCTCTAGCTGCTTCTAATGCTGCTGCTCTTCTAGCCATTAATTGCTCTCTAGGTGAAGGAGTTGCTATTGCAGTTTCCATAGGAGAAGCTGCTTGTCTCCTTCTTCTTGCAGGTGCAGGAGTAAGAGTAGTGGTAGTAGCAGGAGTAGTAGATGTTGTTGCTGCTGATTCTACAGTGGCTTCTTGAGCAGGTGCAGAAGTATCTACACTAGTACCTGTAGTTTCTTCAGAAGTAGTAGTAGTAGAAGGAAGCTGTCTACGACCTTCCATAATGTCGTTAGCTTCCATTCTAGAAATACCATACTTCTTCATTAGGTCATTTCTTTGGTTAAGCCATTTTACTTGTCTTAAATATTCAGGAGTAGTTGCTGAAGATGTTAGAGCCTTTTTCTGGTTATCATATACTTCATCTAAGCCAGTAGCCCAATCGCTAGCTCTACTCATCCCAGATGAAAGTGCTCCACCAGTAGCATTATCAACGGCTCTACCAAGAGCATATCCACCAAGTCCAGCAGCACCTAAGCCAAGTCCAGCAGTAGCACCTGCTGTTAATCCCCCTAATGCACCAGCTCCGGCACCAGTACCAGCAAGTGCTCCTTGTAAAGCACCTAAACCAGCACCAAATACACCGCCTCCTGCCATGCTATTTGCTATTTTATTAGTGTTTAGATGTATATCATCTGGATTCACACCATTAGCAATAGCTTCTAAATCATCAGGATTGAAATATCCATATGTCTCTCCTGCTACAGCTAACCTAGGGAACCATTTCTCAAATAATCCTCTTTGAGCTGCACTTGCTGTTGCATTATTTACATAGGGAGTTACATCAGTTCCAACATACTCTGCTGGAAGACTTGTTGGAGTATATGGTTTTCCTACTGTACGGAAGTTAGGCTCACTGCTATAAGGTTCACCATTCATAGTGAAATTAGGTGCTGCTTCTGCTGCTGCTACACCATTTGCAGGAACAATAGAAGTCCCTCTAGCAGGAACAGGGTAATTAGTAGAATAAGGTTTACCTACTAAGCGTCCATGATTATCCCCATAGGGCTCACCAACAATAACAAAATTTGGTTTTGATGCTGAAGATGCTTTTAGGACATTATCTAAAGATTTAGGACTAGGACTACCATTAGGAGAATTAGGAGGAGTAGGGGAGTTATTACTTGTAAGGGGACCCCCGGCCCCCCCTCTAGTTGCTAAAGCCTGACCAAGCTTCGCTCTATTTGCTTCACTTGGATTGTTTTTAACAGCATTAGCATATTCACGCAGTTTACCTCTAGGAAGCTTATTTCTTTGATTTCCCTTAATAGACCAAGCATTTCCTTTAGAATCTACTACAATTCTTGTACCATTTTGGTCATAAACAATAGTATCCGCCATATTTATATTCCTTTATCGTTATAGATACGCCAAGCATGCAAACATGCTACAGATAGATGATACAAGTTTTCCTCCCAATCTTCCATAGTTTTGGCATTAGCTAATTCTTCATATTCCATTTTCAGAATAGCATTAGCACCATTAAGGTCTTTGGGAAACCTCTTCCATGTAGCTGGCTTAGATACATCTACTTCATGACACTTGTGCATAAACTCAATATCTTCTAAGTCTTCTACAGAATCTTTCTTACAACTGATTATCAGCATCTTTTATCCTAAAAAGGGGACCGGAGTCCCCCACAATGACAAACAACACCGAGAGGATTAAGCGGTAGTAGCAGGTTTTAATTGAGATACAAGATACTGATTCTGTAACAGAATAGCATTCTGAGCCTTAGCATCAGCCAAAGCACCAGAAATAGCCTCAGTCTGAATCTGACGCTGTAACTCTCTGTTAGCACAACCTTCCTTATCAATAGCTTTAAGCAGCTCATTGTGTTGCTGAGTGAGTTGCAGTGCTAATTGCTGTTGAGACAGTCTGCTTTCATAACCTTGGTTGGTGATATTTTGATTAACACCTGCAATAGCCTGAGCCAGATTAGCACCTAATCCCATAACAGCAGTAACAAAGTCTGTACCCAGCTTAGAAATACCTAACTGAGTATTACCCTGACCCTGTACATTGGCTAAGTTGGACTGGTAGATGGCATTGTTAGTATCTCTGCCATTAGAGTTTACAGCCTCAGTAACAGTCTGTGCTGCACTGTTAGTAGCTTGCTGATTAGCTAAACCGTTAGATACAGCCTGAGACTGAATAGCACTCAGCTGATTTGCTAAGAAGGTATTATTAGCCCAGTTATTATTACCTCCCCAACCACCATTCATGCCTTGACCAAACCAAGAACCGATTAAGCCACCAAAACCAGCACCTAAAGCAGGACCACCTAAACCACTGTTAGTGTCAACATATGTATGCTCAACGTCAGACATATATTTTCCTTACAAAATTAAAAGATAGGGTTTGTACTTAGAGTACAGGTGAAAATTAGAACAATAGATTTTATAAATGCAAGCATAATTTATAAATTTATCTGCCATTCCAGTAGTCTATAAATGCTCTACCAGTTAGCAGTTCAGGATGTGCTGTATAATAAGCAGCCTGTTTCTTTCCCAGATTATGTATAGCATTTGTATAAGCTGTACCTGTAAGTGCAGCATCAGGATTTAAGAAAAGCTTCTCAGCACCATTAATACCTTGATTATGAATAATCCAGGCATTACCAATAGTAGGGTCTACTCCCCATTTCTGTAATGCTTTAACTGCTGCTGTAGTACCATTAATAAATGCCTGATGTGCTGTAACAGGGTCTAATGCTCCTTTTACATAATCAATGGATTTATCACCATAACTACCCCAATAACTAGGACCTATTTGATATAAACCATAATGTCCTTGATTCTCAGCATTAGCTTTACCACTGGATTCTCTATTTATAAAGTATCTAGCAGCAGCATTATCAGAGGTATATCTACCTGTCTTAGGGTCTATAAATACAGTACTCTTAGCTAAGTTATCTAAGTCAATTACTTCACCTAAACCAGCATTAGCTCTTGCTGGTTGTAACACTGTATCTAATGTTTGTGTTTGTGGAGGTGTTACAGGAGCAGAAGCAGGTGTAGTACTAGGAATAGGAGCAGGTACATTGTACCCACCTGTAATCATAGGATGATATGTCTGAACATCCTTAAGATAATCATACTGTTGCCTTGGCTTAGCAGTAACAGGAGTAGATTGCTGCTTAGGCATTTGATATGTATCTATAGGCTGTAATAAACCAGGTAATCCTCCCGGAGATAGATTAGGACTTACATTAAAGGGATTATCCCTATACATCCAGTAATCAGCCATATATCACCTATAAGCTAGAAGAAGCTCTCTGTCTCTTGAGCATATCCCATTGCTCATTAGCTCTTCTCTGATTATCTAAGAGAACCTGCTTATTGGTTTCATAAGCATCTTTCTGTAATGCTAGATTATCCTTTAAGTACTTATAGTTCTGGAAACCTTGCCACATATTAAATAATCCTCCTGCAAAGCCAAGAGGATTAGATGTAAAGTTATCTAATAAGCCATTACCTATAGATTCAAATAAACCAGGTTTATCACCACCTAATTGATTAGCATAAGCATCCTGTAAACTACCCCCAGTAGTCATAGCATTTCCCATAGCCTTAACCATATTAGGGTCATTCCTATCATAGGTGCCATAGTAATAAGGATTATTTACCATGTGCTGTCTAGGCTGTACCTGAGGAAGAGTACCAGCTTGAGGTACTGTAGGTGCAGCAGGTGTAGCAACTTGAGGTGTAGATACTGTAGGAGTAGATACCTGAGGAGGAGTAGACTGTGCAGGAGACCACTTCCATCTATACTCTCTGTTTATACCAGCTAAAGGGTCAATGTAATCTGTAGGGTAATAGGAACCATAATAGGAACCATCACTGTTCCTTATACCAGTACCACCTCTACTCCAGTAGTTACTATCAAATGCTCCGTTGTAATAAGCCATATTCACTCCTGTAATAAACTGCTATTTTGTAAGCAATTCTGTATTATTTATACAACCTTTTAAGCAAAAGATTGTAACCTTGCCAGTTCATTAAGATTCTCATAGTAACTCTGGTTTACTAACATCCTGAGTACAGCTTGGTTATTATGAGCAGTCATAAGTCTGTTTACTTTCTCTAAGTTGGCATTCTGATGAGATAGCTTTTTACTCTTCTCTCCATACTCATCCATTTGTACCTGTAAGTCTTGCATCCTACCAGCAGAGAAACTATTCAAAGCATTACTAGCACCATTCTTAAATTCTTCTAGCATTGCTTTAGTAGGATTTAAGTTTGCTATACTTTTACTTGCTGAAGTACCTGCTAGAGAGAGTCTGGTATAGTAACTGTCAGCCAGATAGAAACTAGAAGCAATAGCCATCATTCCTTCCATTATTGCTGCTAAGAAGTTTCTCTGGTTTAAGGCATTATAGAATCTAGGAGATGTAGCAAGAGTAAATACAGTAACCATAGAAGCATTAGCAGCAATAGCAGTAGCAGCAGACATAGCACCACTAAAGGCTTGATTACCTATACTTGCTAATCCTTGAGTAGCAATACCTCCTAACATGTCACAGAAGCCTTGGAAGGTAAAATTCTTATTAATTATCATACTTCCAAGACTATTACCTATTGATGTAGCAAGAGCCATAGAAGAACCACCTAAACCAGCACCTGCCACACTCTCACCTGTTTTACTGGCTGCTTCTACTGCTGAATTATCTAAACTTACTGCATACATCATCCTAGCAGTATCAATAATGGCATTAATAAAAGATTCAGTATTAGCATCTATCTTAAATATCTTACAGATGATTTTTACTGCTATTTTGATAGCAAGAGAAATAAGTACCTGGAATAATACTTCTATTGCTGAAAGTGCTTCAAATGTTGGAGCAGTAGCAGTACCTCCACTGTATATGGTATTAATGGTTATGATGATTATGTAGATAATGTATCTAATAATCATAAAGGCAGTAGACTGCCACCATTTCTTTTTTACCTTTTGCTTTGTCTCCCAGACATTTCTCTGTGCTATCTGAATTAAAGCACCACCTCTCATACAACCCATCTGTCTTACAATAACAGGATAGAGAGGTACTACAAATTCAGTAGGGTCTCCTAAAGGATCATCTTCTTCACTGTCATCATCTTCACCTTCTCTCTCAGCTAATATCTTCTTAATCTCAGCTTTGGTGAAGTGCTTAGTATTATCAAACTCTGGTAAAGAAGTTTCCTTATCCTGGTCAAAAGCATCTGTGTAATGTACTGGATTCTCTACTGTAATTTCATAGTAGGTATCTTTAGTTGTTTGATGATAGAGGAATAAATAGGTCTTAGTTATTTGTATCTTAATAGAACTATTACCAGTACTTATCTCTTTTATCTCAGTCTGCTTACCAGACTTAGCAGCATATCTGCTTACATTGCATATCTTTCCAGTATGCTTCTGATAGGTAATCTTTCCATACTTGATGTAATGATGATAATCCTGACAGGAGTAAGTTAATTCTCCACCATCAGTATTAGGTGTTAATACAAAACCAGAGTTCTTGAAATATACTGCTCTAAAGAGTCTATAAAGGTATTCCTTAACATAAGGGCTATTAGCAGTAATATCTACAGCCAGAGTGGTATAGATGCTCTTGCATTTATCATCTATAGATTCACTGTATTTCCTATCTTTTTCAGTAGGCTCATTAAGAGATGATAAATCTCCATTTAACTGAGCTACCATATCCTCCCATTCAAGTCTAAGCCTTCGGCTTGCTCTTAGAGTTTCTTCATATAACTCAGGGTTTGATGTACTTACTGGCTTAGCATCTTTCCTGGCTACTAAGGTAGGGAATTGAATATCTCTCTTGGTTTTATATTCATTCTTCAGAATGTCACTGGCATTAACTATATTCTCTGCATAGACTCTTCTAACACCATCATGGTCATAGTAAGAGATATACAGAAACTCATCCTGAGTCCATTCTAAAGCCAGAGGTATCTTTACTTCAGTAAAGGTAGTGTAGGTATAAGAAATAGGATATGAAGCACTACCAGAATTAGAAGCCATTCTGGTACCTTCATGTTCTTCTACCTTATAGGCATAGATGTAACACTGCTTATTGGTTCTATTGTCATAACCTACAGTAGATACATAGAGAGTTTGGTTCTGGTATTGAATAGTACCTACATATTCTTTGATTACTGGATGTAAGCCAGTAGCATCAAGAGTAGTATGTCTGCCACTGGTATAGTCAAAAGAATAGTTGTCTACCAGTTCATTGTAGACATTAGCCAGAGGAAGGAAGGCATTAATACCAAAGGATTCTACAGAAGAGATATTAGATACTTTTAATCTAATATAAGATTCTATGAAATTCTTGGAAAGACCATTGGTTAAGTCAGTACCAATAACCTTTCCAAGCTTCTCAGACTTAGTGTTCTTTTTAGCTAAATGGTGCCATGTACAATAAGGGGAATTGAGTGCAGCATCTTGGATGCCATCCATCCACTCAACCCCCTCATTTAAGATAGGTTGCATTACAGCACCTAATAAACCAGAGGAAACATCCCACCAGTCTATACATGCTGCTGAAGAGACATTTACATAAGTTTTCTCTTCATTCCACCAACTCATGAGTCACCACTGTTTTCTACAGTAGCATCAGGAGCATATGTGTTCATATACTCTGCATGCTCACCTGCATGAGTAGTAGTATCTAAAGGAGTCATACCATAAGCTTTTCTAACCTTATTGAGAATCTCAATACCATTAGAACCATTTAAGCCAAAGTAAGAAGCACCTACTCCTTCAGCAGATTCAATTACACTAAATGGATGTGTAACTAACTTCTCTGCTACATTAAGATATGCAGCTTTCTCCGATAACTCTATTTGTGTGTTTTCGGCTTTGAGTTTCGTACCATATAAGCCATGTATATTGGTAATAGCTCCAGCATAACAACTCTCCTCATTATTAACTATATCGCAGGTGTTAGCTTGTTCACTAACAGCTTGCCATCTTAATAACTCTTTCTGGAAAGGAAGAAGCTCAAGCTTTGCTTTCTCAATCTCAAGCTGAACCTTAGCAATCTCTAAGTCCACCTTAAGCTTTTCAATTTCCCACTTGAGCTTTTCCTTCTCCAGTCCGGCTATTTCTAATTGAACTTTAGCTGCTTCTAGTTTTACCTTGGCTTCTTCAAGTTGAATTCTCTTTAACTCTAAGTCAGGAGCTTGAATAAGTAACTGAGTAGAACTCTGTAAAGCAGCCTGAATAGCTGCTATATAACTCTGGGCATAATTAGCACCAGTAATTCTGTTCTTATCAAACTCATCATGAATGTGGAGTTCTATAGACCCCATTATCCTGTCAAAGTATCCATTACCTTGAAGGTTATTCTCAGTAAAGGAGTCTAGGCATTCAGCTAAAGTCTTATCCATTACTTACCCTCATTAGCCAGATTAGCAAGCTGCTTATCTGTTCTCATCTTCTTCCACTGAGGGTCATTATTCCACTCTTCCTCTGTAGGAGTACCTAACTCTGTAATCTGATAAGCAGGCTTATACACCTTCTCTGGTGACTTCTGTAAGGAATGCTTCTCAGTATTGTCCTTTACATACAAAAACTTCTGCTCCTTAAGCATTTCAATAATGCACTTCTCTAAGAAGATAGGAGTATTAAACTGAACAGCCTTACTTACAGTAACGTATCTGTTAGCAAAAGAAATATACTTAGCAGGAAGATTCTGCTCCATAGGATTAAGAGGAGCTACTTCTACTCTGCGTAATGCCTTAGAAACCTTTCTGCTTTCAGAGGTCTCATTGTTAATAACCCTTCTGGGGTCTTTCTCTGCTGCTTCAATCTTATCAAGTAATACATCATCTGAGGTATTCTTAGTAAATCTAATTCCTAATGACTTGGCTTTAGCCCTAAGTTCTTCAGTAGTCATTTCACCGGAATTTACTGATTCTTTGGTTGCCATGATTTGTTTCCTTACTTAAAAGGCTACCTCACATGAGGTAGCCATAATCATTAATAAAATTATCTCTTATGCCTTAGCAAGAGTATGAATACAGAACAGACGCTCAGGACGAGTAATCATAGTTCCATACCACCACTTGATAGACCAGAATCCATGCTCACCATAAGGATCATGATGAATATCAGCAGTCTCAGCTCCAGGCATCTTCTGGATAATCTCAAAATTATGAGACTTACCATTACCACGGAAGCCAATGTTGCAGAAGGACTCATTACCTATGATAAGCAGAGGGAAGACAGTGTACTTAGAGCCATTGTTAATATAGCCCTCATCCACTACAGCAGGAGTATAACCTTGTTGTCCCTCAGTACCAGATGCAGGAGTAAGGGTAGTAGAAGCACCAGCACCCTCCCAACGGAGCATTTCCTGAACCTCAACAAACCGGAAATCCAGAACCTTACCAATTTCACCCTCAACGATGTTCCCACCAGCAGCATATTTCTCAACAGGAACAAAAGCAGGCTGATTAAAGAGGTCAACCATAGTCATCAGAGTCTGACGTAACTCAGGCTGCACATAGATAGTCCAACCACCAGCAACAGTCTTGGTATCAGTGTTCTGAGAACCAGTGAACATCTTGTAAGACTTCTCAACCTTGTTATCCACAAGCATCTGAGAAAGCTTCAGCAGGTCCTTATAAGTCAGCTCACAAGGTGCTGTAGTACCACCAGTCATAGTAGCATTGGTAGTAGCAGAACCACAGTAGTAATTAACACCAGCACCATTGATTAACTCCAGTTGGATGAAGTCCTCAACCATCTCTGATGCACCACGCATAGCCTCACGGTTCATGTGTTGCAGCAGGTCAGCTTGAGTGTCAAACTGAAGCATATCCTTAGTGAACTCAAAGAAGTAACCAACCTTCTTGATAGTTCCCTCAATGACAGCACGAGTAAAACCAACACGGTTATACCGACCACCATTCTCACTCAGGACAGGGAGCTTACCAGTAATGGTAGAAATATCCTTGGAAGAACCATACATATTACCATTGGCATAGTAAACACCAGTAGCATCAATACCCTGGTCATTAATGTTACGGTCATCCAGCAGAGGGAACCAGACATACTGCTTCAGGTACTTACCATTGTTAGGAGCAAGGTTACGAACAGTACCTAACTTCTGGAAGACCTGTGTCTTAGCAGCCTCAATAAGAGCATCACGAATCCAGTAGTCATTGACCAGTTGCTTCTTATAAGTACCAGTGTCAGTAGTATTACCAGTACCATAATTAACATAGCCATGGGTAGCATCAACTACAGTAGAAGCTTGCCGACCACCATTACCATACTGCATACCATAAGAGATAGTATTGCTATTGGTATCAGTATAACCTGTTTGATTATAGATATAATCAGGCATTTTAATTCCTCATCAATTCATTAATATCAATCTTAGCAAATTCCTCATCAGAAACATTGGAGAACAGCGGGTCATATTGCTTTGGAGGTGCTATTCTTCCAGTATTCCTAACAGGACTTACACTTTGCTTCCTTTGTTGCATCTGCATCTGCTGTTGATACTGCTGATACATCTGCTGTTGCTGTACAGGAGTTAATTGTGGTTGCTGATTGTTATAGAATTGCTGTTGCTGAGGAACAGGTGCATTCTGGTTAGGAATACCTTGCTGCTGTTGCAACTGAGCATATTTACGCTCTACAATCATTCTGCCTACACGGTTATAGGCATCATAGTCATTTAACCCAGCTACACTAGGATTATTCACTGCACGAAGATAGTCAATTTCATTAATGACCTCATCATGGTAGCCAGACTCAATCATCTTCTGAAGGATCTTTAAATCCTTAGGGTTATTGAAGAAATGTCTTCCAGATGCATCATCAATTCCATTGAGGTACTTAGACAGTTTCTCATACTGAGGAGACTGCTTCAGTTCCTGGATAGTGTCTTCAAGTTCATACTGAGATTCAGTAAGCCTATGGTTTGTAGGAACATATTCATCTTTAACCTCTCCTGTAGGATTACCCCATTCATCATGGGCTTCGCCTGTCTGGAGAGAATTTAAATCAATTTTCCTATCCCTGATGAGTTTAGCAACTGCTTCAGGTTTACCCTGAAAGAGGTCAATAGCATAGTTAAGGTTTTCACCTAACATGCCATTATTCTCTAATGCTCTCATCTCCATTAACCGAGGTTTGAGTTGTTGCTGCTTCTTGGTATAGTCAATACCCTGCTGCATCAGTCCTCTTGCCTCATGGAAGTCTCTTAACTGAAACTCCTTTCCTGCTGCCTTAAAAGGCTGCATGATAAAATCATAAGCCTCTTTATAGACATTGGGATCAAGCTGAGGTTGCTCTGGCTGAACTTGCTGACCAGAGTCCTGTTCTGAATAATTCTGCTGTTCAGCAGGAGCATAATCCTGCTGTACTTGTTCTTGTTGCTGATTGTATTGGTCTAATTCCTGACCATATCTCTCTACTTCAGCATCAATTCTTTCCATTGCAGTATCTACTGGAATGGAGGAAAACTCCTCATCACTCAGACTCATGATTGTCTTCCTCCTCAGGATTCTCTAGCATATACTTAGCCTTATCTGCTGTATGCTCAATCATGTCTAAGTAATTCTTAAACTTGGCTATAGCCAGTAAATTATCATTAAGTCTTTCTCTCTGGTCTTTATTACCAGAGAAAGGTAATGCAGTCATATTACCTGCAATACCATCATCAATATATCCCTTAAGGATTAACTCTTTAAAAGCAGCATTAGTCTTAAGCTGATTAAGTAAATCACCAAGTCTAATACTATCTTGTAGTGCTTTAGTTTGGTCTTCCATTATAGACTTCCTTTCTTGTCTTTTGCCTTGAGTTGAGCTGCTCTGTACTTGAGTAAGGAGTCCTCACGCTTCTGCTTCAGTTTCTCCATCTCAAGTGCATAGTTCATTCCCATTTCCTGCATAGATTTATCAGCCTGTGCTTTAGCCTGTGCTCCCATAAGTTCCATATCTCTCTGGTGCTGAATACCAGCCACAGAGTCCATATACTCTTGGTCAAGCTTCCTAGCCATAGTACGAGTGTATTCAGCCTTAGCCATCTCACCTTCAGCTCTGCCCATAACCTCTTGAGGCTTGTACTGAGCTTCAACCATTTCACTCTGAGCCTTAGCTCCAGAGAGTTGAGCATCTGCTTGTACTTTCTGTACTTCTGCTTCAAGCTTAGCTATCTGTGCTTGCATCATCTGCATTTGCATCTGCATCATCTGCTCTTGCATAGGGTCAGGAGGAGGAGGCTGGAATCTTCTAACTCTTTCTGCTAACTCAGGCATCTTTCTAAGTTCACATATCTCAGAAAGAATCATCTGAGTCATACCTTGGTCTACAGTATTACCAAGTGTCTGAAGCATAAAAGCCAAAGACTCTGCTTTAGCTACATTCTCTTCTGCACTGGTAATAGCAATCTCTAAATCAAAGTTACCTGCTAAATCATCTCTGTGTATTTCTACAAAGTCCTGATTAGTAATCCTTATTACTTCTGTGTCATTAAGCCAGAGAGCATTCATAGCAATAATCTTTCTTGCTACTTTCTTAATGCCATCTGCTAACCTACGCAGAATAGCCATCTCTCTCTTGCTAGAAGCATCTAATACATTTCTAATACCAGTAGCAGTATTACCAAGTGACTGGTCTGTAATACCTTCTGAATAAGTCTTTACACCAGTAAGAGCTTCTGCTTCTTGCTGTAATGACTGTAGAAATGCAAATGGTGCTTGAGGTAACTCAGGGAAGGTAAATTGATAGATAGCTTGATTAGCAGGAATACCAGGATTAATTTCAAAATCCCTGCCTTCATGAAATGCTTTTCTATTGATAGGGTCTAAAGCATCTTTAGTAATAGCAATCTGGCTTGCTGCACTTCTGCCAAAAGTATCAATAATACCTCTTGTAACAGCTCCGCTGATAGCCTGATTATCACCTAAGAGAGCACCATCTGGTTCTCCATATACACTCTCACATACAGGTAACAGAGGAACAAATACAAAGGGAGGTTTATGGTCTGGATAAGGATTTTCTTCTAACCTTATCATTACATCACTTACCCATGTGGCAACAATAGGTATCTTATTACCATCACCATTTACATCCCAGTTACCCCAATACTCATATACAGTAAGCTTCTTTCTGGCAGGGTCTTTAAGAACATCTTCATAGTTAAAGAGTTCATAATCCACAGTAGCAGTATCAGGTATTTGTTCTACATTCTGGTATCTGCCATCTGCCATTAAATCTGCTTTACAGGAAGAAAAAGCATAGATGATATATTCAGCATCATCTAGATTATCTTCACATGAAGGGTCTACAAATACTCTCCTATAATCACATACCTTTATAGAAGGTTTATTAATTACTTTTTCTTCCTGGTTTATAAACATTCCTACTTGTATTGGTTCATACATAATAGGAGGTAATTGCTCTAACTGTGCTTGCATTTCCTGCTGAGCTTGTTGAGCCATTTGTTCAAATTCCTCAGGAGGCATAGTTTGCTGCATCTGCTGTAATCGCATCTGCATCTCTTGCTGTATCTGAGCTTCTCTTTGCTGTGTCTCCTGCTGTGCTCTGTCTATAGCATCTACCCACTGTATAGGTACATTCTGCATATACAGAGTATCATTGTATTTTTGCTGTATTCTGTTGAATCTGTTTACAGCCTTAATATCTGATGGGTCTACAGCCTGTAATTCATATCTAGGAGTAGGAACATCAGTTACTTCTCTTTTCTCAACCCAGTCTACTCTGAGAATAGCAGTACCTTTATTAACTGCATCTCTGATGTATTCATCTATCAACTGGATTTTATTTATCTGTGTATTGAACTGATTATTCAATACCAGTTCATTTTGCTTTGCAGCATAGGAGTCTTCAAAGGATATGGGATTAATCTTAAAGATATTAGGTTCAGATAAAAATGGCTCACTTAAAGAAGCATATCTCCATTCTGCTTGCTTCCTAATGAGCTTAGGCATTATCTTACTTCTAGTAGGATCTTTAATCTCCAGAGGAGGTGCAGCTAAAGCTCTTAACCAACGGTCAATTTTCCTAACCTGTTCATTATGGGCTGATTTGCAATTATGTAAATCGGCTTGTAATATAGAAACAGATGGCTCATTGTTCCATTCAGTCAATGCCATTAGTGACTCCCATAAAAATTGTTGGGAATCCTAAATAAGCATTTTTGATAATGTCAACTATTTTTAAGGAAATTTTTTATGAAGATTTTGCCTTTAGTAGATAACTTCATTAAGCCAGAGTATAAGAGAGACCTCTCTGGTGGCTTAGATATTTACTTTCAGGAGGATGTAGAACTGGTAGTAGGCAGAGATACAGTAATCAATCTTGGCTTTGCTGCTGAAGTGCCAGAGGGTCATGTAGCCTTGTTGCTGCCTCGTTCTTCTGCTGGTATGAGAGGTATTGCTCTTAGGAATACTGTAGGAGTTATTGATGCTGATTACAGAGGTGAGTGGATTGCTCACATTGTAATTGATGAACAGGGAGAGAACTCCTGGGGAGATACTATTAGATTTAAGAGAGGTGAAAGAGCCTTTCAGGTACTTATTGTACCTTTCAAGAAAGTAGATATTGAGATAGCTAATGAACTGTCTGTTACAGGCAGAGGTGATGGAGGATTTGGTTCTACTAACTAAGGTGTGTATAACCTATTTCATCTCTTCTTTTAGCCAGTAGTTCTTTAGAGCTTGCATTAGCATTGTAAATCATATCCAGTTCATTCATCCTCAGAGTAAAGTGTCTGTTAATGAAGGTACTGGTTCCATTCTCCTTAACAAATGCTCTGTAAGCTCTTCTTAAATCCTCTTCATTATCATACTCTGAGAAGATATTAACTTCATTACATTGATAACTCTCTGTTTCAATGTTGTATTTTCTCTTACCCATAAATTCCTTGCCATAACTGATTTAATCTTATTATAGCGGACTAAACCAGTAAAACAAGGAAACCAGAATGACCACATATACATCTAAGAATCCTATTACAGCACAGTTACAGGGTTACTTATTAGACCCTATGAAAAATCCCTTAAAGTCTTATACTATTATTGCTGAAGCTACTGATTCCAAAGGTAGTGTTAAAGGCTTAAGGAGTGCCTATAAAACTAATGCTAATGGCTATTACAAGTTCTTCCTAGTAGAGGGATACCATAATATCTATACTCTTAAAGATGAAGATTCTAAAGAGCAATTAGCAGGTAAAGTGCATATCCAAGAGAATGACCTTAACAAGATATATTCCTTACAGGAGATATTGAACAAATGAATATAAGTGAGAAGGGTATTAACCTTATTAAACAATTTGAAGGCTGTAAGCTTACTGCTTACTTATGTCCTGCTGGAGTATGGACTATTGGATATGGTCATACTGAAGGAGTAAATAAGGGAGATAAGATAACCCAGGATAAAGCAGAGGAGTTACTTAAGCAGGACTTATCTAAGTTTGAAGATGCTCTTAATTCTTATGGCTTCGCCCTTTCTCAGAATCAGTATGATGCCTTGATTTGCTTTATGTTCAATATAGGTATTCAAGCATTCAGAACATCTACTATGTTTAAGTATCTTAGAAAGAACTGGTATGCAGCAGCAGCAGAGCAGTTTAACAAGTGGATCTATGCTAATCATAAACCCTCTAAAGGTTTAGAGAAACGCAGAGATGCAGAGAGAGACTTGTTTGTATCATGAACCTAATCTACAGCATAGCAGGTATCTCAACAGTACTTGTATTCTACTCTCTCTGGCTTTACAATACTGGCTACAACTCTGGCTTAACAGAGTATCGTACCAGTTACTACACAGAACTGCGTAAAGAGGAGAGTAAACTCAGAGAAGCCTCCAATGCTGCTATAGAGGAATACATCAAGCAGATAGAGGAGCTTAAGAAGAGAAATGAAGATCTTAGTAATGCTAAGCTTGCTAACACTGTTAAGTGCATGCACAGCAGCAGTGCCAGTAAGGGAGTGTCCTCAGGTAGAGATAAATCCCATCTTACTTGTTACAGAGACACCCAACTACGAGAGCAGATTAAGAGATCTCTGGATCTTGCAAGAGAATGTGACTCCCTAGTACTTAAGCATAACGCCCTTATCAAACAGTGCTCTATAAAGGATCTTAACTAGACCCTTAGGGTACCCTATTACTATCTAATCTCCCTATATTTACTATATAACCCCCTTCGGGGGTTTATAGTATTCTTATACTATTAAAGGTTTCCCCCAACCAACCAACCACCCCTGCTATCCGCAGGATATAGTTAAATTTACTGAATGTCAATACTTTTTTTAGGGGGCTTCGCCCCTCCTGTGATTTTATTAAGAATTGGAGTATTACATGGACTACAAACAACTTTATGCTAAGTGTCTTAAGTACCTTATGAGCAGAGGTTATACATTAGAACATAACAGAACAACAGCAGGTACTCTGGCTTACCCAAAGGATAGTGGTGTATGTACTCTATGTGTCTTCTACTGGTCATCTTACAAAGGAGATACAATATCAGTATGGAAGACAGATGCCTATCCAGAAGATTGTCATGATATAGATGCACTAATGCTTATGGGATGCAAACTATCAGCAAGTACTCTTAAAAGCTCTGTAGTTGAACCAAAACCAACAGAGAGCTACATCCCTACATGGGTACGTGATTTGTTTTAATTTAGGGTACCTACAGTGCCCTTCCTGAGGATGATTAAGTATGAGACTACCTTATGATGTGAAACTAGTTAAGAAGCTTATAGAAGGTTACTTTAAGCTAAGATGCAGAACTGTAAGACAGAACATGGAGTTAGGATATGAGAAGTGGGAAGAGTTTCATTACTTTGTAAATGGTGAAGCAATCATGAGCTTTGTAAACAAGAAGACTTGTCAAGAGCTTGAGATAAGGAATATGAATTATTATAAGAATAAGCAGTTTCTTCGTAGTTTGCTTCTTATGTTCCCAGATATGATGGTGATTATATGTGTATAGATATTGAAAGTATTACCAAGATAATAAACCAGGTAACTGGCTTGAATCTTAAACCTAAGTGTAAATGGGATAGCAGATACAGGTTTTATGATGAAGAGCATTTTGACATATACATTACAGTAGATGAAATAAAAGATAATGAGCTTTCTTTTACTATCAGTAAGTTTGATAAAGATATGCAATTAGTAAAGGCACTTAAACTGGTTTACCCTAATGCAAGAATATGGATGACAAGATATGCTTAAATATTTAGAAAAAGAGGTAATAGTTATATGTGCATAAACAACATTGAGAATATAACTAAGATAATAAACCAGATAACTGGTTTAGATCTCTCACCTAAATACGAACGGCTTCATAGTGGATACAGATTCCATGATGATACACACCCTGATATTTATATTACAGTAGATGAATTAGAGGATGACTCACTTATTGTTACTATTAGCAATTTTGAAAAAGATATGCAATTAGCAAGTGCTCTTAAATTAGCTTACCCAGATGCAAAAGTATGGACGATAGAACATGTTTAAGTACTTAGAAAATAAAGATACAGTAGATATACTTAGAAAGATAAATAAGATAGCTGAATGTATATTTAAAGAGAAAACTACTATAACCTTGTCTAAAGGTGGATATACACATAGTTATACTATACATAAGCACAATACTGAAATAGCAAATGTTATTAAATACTATGATGGTCTCTATGTCCTTATCCCTGGATTTAAGGGCAATACAGAGTTTATTAAAGCAGTTACACTGGCACTGCCAGATGTAGAGATACAAGGAGTACCATGGACACCATAGAGAGTGTTTTATCTGGTTTTACAGATTGTCCTGTAAGGAAGGGATTTGAGAATGAAACTATGACCATTTATTCTGCTACAGGAGATTTTTATCTTGATACAGTAGCAGTAGAGAAAAAGGATTCAATAGAGGTATTCATTAACAGGCTTAAGAAGTTTAATTATGATATTGATAGAGAAGCTTTAATAAGAGCATTTGGATTAGTGTCAGATAAAAAGGTGAATATAAGATGAAAAAAGCAGAATGGGAAAAGATTCAGACTATGCTTAAAGGATTATTTCTAGAGCCAGATAAAGTAAGGATTGAGACTAATTACAGATGCATGTCTGGCTTTATTGTATGGACTAATAGGAGTGACCCTATATTCCAATACATAGCTTACTTTGACAGGGATTATTCAGACTATGAACATCCTACTGTAAGAGTATGTATCTCAGGATATACTTTCAAGGTACTTAGGAAGTATTTACATCCTAATGCTTTAGATATGGCTAAACTTCTTGGTTTCTGCATACGAGGTGAGGAAGAAGCATATGACTAGTTATATACCTGATAAGATGTTTAGTGCTACTGAAACAAACCAGCAGGTAGCAGATGCCACAAAAGCATTAGCTGAAGTTATTGAACAAGTTCTTAAAGCCAATAAGGTTACTGTGCGTTTTAATTATGAAACTTGTATCAATGGCAGGACAATAACATGTGATGGTATAGGAGTTGATGTAAACAGATACTCTGATGAAGCATCACATATCTGGATAGACCTTAAGGACAGACGCAGAAAGAATAAATGTAACAATGTAATAAAGCAGTTAAGGCTTATGGGCTTCTGGGTAGGGCTTATGAATATCTCTCCAATAGGAAGAGAATACTTCTGACCAGCTTCGCTGGTTTGGTGAAATAGGTGCTTAGGCACCTTTTTTATTCTCTGGAGTTTATATGATTTATCCATTAGATGAACCTCTGTATTCTGTTTATATATTGCCTATAACAAATGTGATTAATAAGTATTTCAACAATGAAGGAATAATGTTAAGTAATGATCCTTATCGTTCTACAAAAACAAAATTCTTTATAACAATAGATTTACTGCTTGATGCAGGAAAAGCAAGAACCAGAATAATGACTATAGGTATTACAAATGAGCTAGAAGTATTTTATGTTTTTCTAAAAGTAAATTCAGCTGTAGCACCTCGTATGATAGATGAGATACAGCAAATAGTACCTCAAGCTAAAGTTGAATATGTTTATATATGGGGATTAAGCAGATTAAGCAAGCATAGGAAATTATTAGAATGAACCAGGAAATGTTAGATGCAGTACTTAAAGTACTTAGAGAGAATATACATCTTAGTTACTATCCAGAAGTTGTAGAAGTTAATCATTACTTTGTTGCTGTAGATCCTTATGCAATAGGCAGGTTTAATGGAATAAGACTAGTTACTGCTGGTAGAAGCAGAGGAGTATGGTCTTATAATCCTAGATACGTTTCAGAAGAAGTAGCTAAGATGATTGCATTGATAATTGATACAACAATAGAACCAGAAGAAAACACTGTATGGAATACTGGTTTAATTACCTTAATGAAGAAATAGCATATGATTATAGTGCAGAAACTGCAGGATGAGCTCAATTTCCTAAAACAATTATTAGGTGGTATTGGTTTCTCTTTTATTAACGAAGCTAATGACATTAAAATTACTATAGATGGAGCATCACGTTACTTTCTAACACATGTTTTTGATGTCTGTATAGATAAAGATGTAATTGGTGAATGTGTTCTTCTTGTTCCATCTAGCAGACCTGCAAAAGTGAATATTATATTAAATCCATCTACTATACCTGAAAAGATAATAACTGAATTATTGTTATTTGGTTTTGAGGTTGAAGCTAATAACTGGCTTGAATATGAGGTAGCAATAAATGAAGAATCTAGCAAATAAAGCACAGGAAGAAGCAGAGTATTTAAGAACAGTATTACAAGGTATAGGTTTTAATATCTATACTACTAGAACTATTGAAGATTGCTTAGATAGAGCAATGGAGGCAATGTATCATGTTGTAGACTGCTATAACATCAAATTAGACAGAATGACAGTTGGTAACTGCTATGTCTACCGCAAAATGAATAACATCTTATTATTCACTTCTACATTAAATGCAGGAGTCATACCTGAAGAAATGATAAATCAGTTACTACTTCTAGGATATGAGAATGATGATGGTAAATGGCTTGATTATGAGAGAGAAATAAAATGACTCATATAGTATTTAATAGGACTGCTGTAGATAAAGCATTAGATGAGTTAAAGATACTAACAGAATTATTAAAGGGTATTGGATTTCGTATCATTAAGAGTTTTGAACAACTGGATAAAGCACGAGCTGTTTATAGTGATAATTTAATAAGCTTCTATACTCTTTATTACAACACCAATAATGCTATAGGCAGTTGCAGGATTTATAGCATAAGCAAGGATACTCTATTAATTGCTTCTACATTGATTAGGAAATTTATACCTGAGGAAGTAGTAAACCAGTTATTGCTACTGGGATATGAAGAAGTATCTAATGGTCCTTTTCTTAATTATGAGGTAACAATAAATGACTGATGGTATTGAGAATGCAAATGAAGCATTAAAAGAAATAGAACTACAGAAAATGCTATTAGAAAACTTTGGAATAACAGGTTCTAAACAAATTCATAAGGAAGATATAAATTTTATAGTAGAAAGAGTTATGAATACCTGCTTTATGCCATATGACTCTATAACTGTTTATCTGTTTAGTTATGAAAAAGAGCATATGGGTGGAAGTAGATTATATATGCATGATACAGGTGACTGTGTAATTGTAGTTGATTTGCGGCAGGATAAATTACCTACAGAAGTAGTAAAGCAATTACTCCTATTAGGCTATAAGTCAAATAATCCTAACTGGATTGGGTATAAGAGAAGAATATATTAGGAGACTACAGATGAGTACAAATGATGTATCAATAAAACAGAGAACAACAGTAGTAAAGGAATTGAAGAGACTTTCTCAGATTGCTACTAACATAGCTGAAGCAAATGGATTTGGGGTACTTAATACCTTTACCAGAAGCTATATAAGCAGAACTCTTAACTGTGGCTCTTTTAATATGGAGATATACATATACCCCCATCTTGCTGATACCCCACCCCATATCTGGATAAACAGAAATACTTCAGAGATAGATAATTTTGATTCATTAGCTGACCAATTAAGACTTGCTGGATTTGAAGTTGGTATAGTTATAGAACATATAAAGCTTCGCACATCAGGTGAGTTAAAATGAATTTACTAGAAGACATAGAGAAGCTTACTAGCTTTGTTATTGATATAGTTAAAACCAATGGATTTGAGGTGATTGATTATAAGTACACTAGCCAGAAAGGAGTACATATTAACTGTAAGGATTTTGAGTTAGATGTATATGCCTATACCTTTCTTCAGAAAATAAATGTCTGGTTGATTTATAGTAATTCAAACAAAGATGAGTATGACCAATTACTTAAACAGTTCAAATTAGTTGGTTTTTATACATATACCTTAAGTAATGAAGAAGCTGAAATGTATCAAATACCAGTAATTAAGAATAATCCTGATTTATTTGATTTTGAGGAAGATTAAGATGGATAAAGCTTTAACAGAAGACTTAGATAAGCTTACTGACTTTATTGTTGATGTAATTAAAGCCAATAAGTATGAGGTTATTAATAGATACCATGCTGGTAGTAAGGGAGTACATATTGATTGTAAGAACTTTAGCTTAGAAGTATATACATATCCATTCCTTAAAGAATCTACTATATGGATATTCTGTAAGATTTCAAAGAAAGATAAGTATGACTCTTTAATTAGGCAATTAGAACTCCTTGGTTTTGAAGTATATGTCTCAGATATTAAGATTTCAGAAGAATTAGGAGTACCCTTAATTAGAGAAGTAAATGGTCGTTTTGATGAAAAACGCTTATTAGATTATATAAACAAGAAGTCGGACTCATTTAGCAAAATATAATAATTTAGTATAGACGCACCCAAGTCCATTTAGGCACATATTATAATTTAGTAGAGATGTAGTATTAAGCACCTGCAAAAAACTTATGGGGAGTATCCCCCCCCCTATTGTTTATATACGATCCATGTTTTTGTTAGGAGATTTAACATGAAAGCTTATAACAGAAGAACTACACGTAGTGAAGTTGAAGAGGGACTTTCTGAAGTATTTGAAGTAGTACGCTGCTCGGCATCAGGAATGTCCTATCTTGACTTTGTTGGTAAATCCGACAAACCAGTGCGTGTGATTCCTGCATCACTCGAGTCTTATGAGTGGCCTGACCTGCCACTCTATTACGTTCAGTGGTCAAAGAAAGGGCCTATGTACTTAGGCTACCTCTGGACTGATAATGATTGCCCCGGAAGAGGGGCACCTTTAGACTACGTTGTGGTTGATGGAAAATATCATTCTATTGTTCCTAAAAGGATTAGAATGATTAATAGAATGAAGTATTGTCCTACAGGTTATCGCTATAACATGCGGTAACCTAGGAGGGGGAGACCTTAATTGGTCTCCCTTTATTTTTTTTTTTTACTTTATTCGTATATAAACTAGCTAGCCAGTCAGCTAGTCTCACCCCTCATTGTTTGTATGCGATCCATGTTTAACATGGAAAAACTAATTCATTTTTCAAGGAGATTATGATGAAATCTGTAAGTTTTTCTATCGTTGAGAACCAGCTCAACAAGAAGGAATACTCTCTGCCTATGGTAGAAGTAATTGGCCAGTATCCTGTGAAGGACGACCATAAGACGTTTGAATACCAGTTCAAGCGTCAGAATCCTTCTAAGATTTCAATCCCTGTTGGCTTACTGGACAAGATCCAGTGGAAGCAGGATGATGATGGCCATTTCTACATGGTGCTCGATGGCACCGTTGTGGAAAGGACTGTTGAGAACGGTTTCAAGCGGGTACAGCTCGTTGAGCGGTACCGTCCGGCTGAGGCTACCAAGGGGTCAGTAGAATGAGCTCTTGGAAGTATCTGAAGCTCCGTGTGCAAGCTGCCTTAGTAAAAGGCACTGCAAAGGACATTGACAAGGCACAGGAAGTGGTTGATGAAAGCGACCACCCTGATGTCATTGTCAGTTGTCTGAATAACGGAAAGATTCGGCTTCAAGTCCCTAAAAAGGACAAGAAGCAGAAGCTTGAAATTGAGTAATCTGGTTTAGTAGACGACCGCAGAAGGAAAACTGCGGTATATAAATTCAACCTTTCCTTTACCTAACTAGAAACGAGCTAGTCACGTAGCTCTATTCAACTAGTTAGGTATCTCTCCTCAATACGTGAGGCTAAACACCGGAGAAACAACGGTGTTCACCCGTACAAGTATTCTGAAATTAATACTTGGGTGCTTCGCACGTCTATGAGGATTCTTTTGTCTCACTTTTCTATACGATCCATGTTTCCTAGGAGGATTTTGTAATGGAGATTACTGTAGAAATGCTTCCAAATTCTCGAATTACCTGGTTCGAGAAGTTCTTGGAAGAGAATGGGTTCATTCTGGCTCTCCAGAACTACATGGCTTCTCTCATTAAGCCAGACAGTTCTGATAAGGCAAAAGCTATGGTCGAAGAGCTTACTGCCTTTACTGAGAACAACCAGAAAGCCATTGTGGCAAAGACTGCATGTTTACTGAGTGCATGCAGTACCATGACCAAACCTCAGTTCGCAATTCCAATGCTGCGTTGGATTGAGTTGGATGTGGCATTCCCTGAGAATGGGATGTCAAGGATGAAGCAACTGGTGAACTTCATTCTGTCCACTCTGCATCAGCAGCTTTGGTTAGGCACCAGCAACACCACTGGTGACTTATTGACTAGGGTAGAGTGTCCTGAAATTGACACTGACTATCCTGCACCTCCTGCAACTGAAATTTTGCATGAAGAGGTAACAGGTAAATACCTGGCTAAGTTGGCATCTCATGGTCTCGACCATAACATGAATGCCATGCACTACATTAGTCGGGTAGAACTTAGGATTGCTGATTCCTGGAGAGATAATCCAGTGATGATTGAACCAGCAGAACCTGAGAAGTTACCTGCATTCAATGCCTATGCTGGCAAGCTGGCTCCATCTGTAAATAAGGCAGCAGCAATGGATAGCTTCAATATCCCTTATCGGCAGGATTGTCGGTATAGATGCTATGCAGCCTGTGATAGTGTGAATATCACTAGCAATAAGCAGATTAGAAGCTGTGTAGAGCTTGCTAACAAAGAGCTTATCAAGTACACGCCTGAAATTGCGTGTGATGACAACGATGTACCTGAACTGTAACAACAAGGAGTATGACGATGGACAGTTTAACTAGGTTTTTCGGCAAGATTGTGGCCTTTGCTGATAAGGCAACTGTAGAGAAACAATACAGTCTTGGCGCAACTATGATTGCTAAAGGGTATCACCACAAGCTCAGTGACATTAATGCAGCTATTGAGTTCTGCAAGAAGCATGGTGCTGATGTTGCTGAAGTAGCCTATGAGATTGCCAATATCTCTAAGGCTGTGTGTGATGCTGAGGCTGGTGTGCCTAACGGATATTTAGCCAAGATTGACACCAAGCAGTCTGGCATCAGTATTCAGAGTATGATTACCAGAGACAAGGTTGCAATGCAGACCCTTGGCTTACTGGATGATACGAACTCTGACCTGTATATGATGTTCGTTAAGGCATTTGGCAACAAGATTGACCGTAAGACCATGAAGAAGGCGGTTATACCACGCTTTTATGGGTCTACAGCGGCAGTCTGTGCAATAGTTGGAGCTGAGAACCTGGCTAAGTTCTGTGATATGTATGCAGAATTACTGCCTAAGTGCGACCAGCTCCGGCAGGCTATGCTTGATGCATGGGATGACAAGGCAACTGAGTATGCTTGGACTCTGCCTGACCACGCAGAAGTGGTGACTCCTGTGCAAGAGCTCTTTGTCAGAAAGGAGTATGACGAAGATGGTTTCATTACCAATGATGACCACTCAGAGACTCAGATGATTGAGTGGGTCAATTCCAAGGGCGTTAGGAAGCACTGCTATGTGTATTATCCTAAGAAGGGTGCCCTTGAGAAGGGTGAAGATGGAACCAGAGCATTAGGTGCCAATGTAATCCACAGCTTAGATGCATATTTGATGAGAGAATTAATCACCAGATGTGCTAATGCTGTTAAGTACTCACTGAAATTTGAGTCACTGAAACACAGCAAGAAGCTGGACAGTGTTGCAGGCTTAGAGCATATTAAGGCTAATGAGCTTATGCAGTGCTGGAAGGATACTGGCATTGTTAGTTTGAGGGTTATGGACCACCTGAGACATGGTGATGTCCTGCCTGATGACTACTACTATGCTATCAAGGAAGCTGTTAATCATCTGCCTGAGCATCACTTTGATGTAGTGGCAGTGCATGATGAATTCATGTGCCACATTAACTATGTGGATGAGATGCAGAAAGCATTCAACTATCTAATGGTAGAACTCTATAAGGGTCATTTCCTTGAGTACATTGCTAAGATGCTCAACTGGGAAGCCAAGGGTCTGAAGATTGAAATTGATTCAGTAAACCCTGAGATAGTTGAGGCTATTGCTAACAGCACCTACCTGCTGCAATAAGCTCGCTTCGCTCGCACTAATCAATAAGCCACTTGCTCCAAGTATTCGCAAGTGGCTTTATTCAATATTTGTAAGGAGGGGATACTCTCAGTACTTAATACTAACTTATATTCGATGAGATGAGGTTGGATAGCAATATCTGACCGATTCTCATTTTTGTTTTTTTCAACTGGAGATTACCATGAAAGGTTACAAGGCTTACAAAGGATTTTGCAGAGAGTTCATCAACCTGATGTGGTCAGAGGATACTCCCTGCTTCGGCAGGAACCTCAATGACTTCTTTCTCTTTCTCTCTCCGAGGGAGGTGAAGGAATTCAGAGATGAACAATTTCATGCAGATGCCAAGTATGATTTTCCTCTTTGGTTCATCGGGGATGAAATCCAGAAATGGATTCCTGATTACGCCGATGAGGAGTATGAGGCATACAACCAGGAACAGGACAGGAGAGATGCTATCTTTCGCAAGAAGATGGCTAAGCTCTTCAGCAAGTACCATATTGCACCTGATGGGTGGATTAACTGGTACAAGCACCTGTATTAACATAATGAGGAGATTATCATGAAAGTATATTTGGATAAGAAGACTGAAAGGGCCTACTTCTATGCACCTAAGGCTTTCAATACTAACAACATTGCCTATTGGGTGATGTACGTTAGAGAGCATTATGATACTGATACTGATGTCTACATGACACAAGCTCAGTATGATGCTATTGAAGCAAATGATGATGATGCAGAATTCTTTGCAATCATCAATGCAGGGTTGTATGTAGTAAACAGCTAATCACTTTGTCCAAGCAAAAAGCACATGCACACATAAGCTATATGTAAAAGTATAGTTATGTGTGCATGTGTTATTTTTTTTTTTCCACTTAGGTATAGGTTAATAACCTGTATCTAAGTAATTTTTTTTTAGTTCAAATGCTCGGGGGCTTCGCCCATTCAGTAGTATTTTTTAGTTCTTTCTTTTTTTCTTTTTTCTTTGGAGATTACAAAATGAATAATGATGAAATCATTCTGAACATTGAAGTTACTAAGGCTGGCTGGATTAACATTTCCCAGTACAACCATGAGACTACTGAATGGGATGACTTTCAGAAGAACTATTCTTCCTGGAACTTTAGAAATGAATTTCTTGAGGATGTGAAGAATTGGTATGGTGAAGATATGGTACAGGCATATGGTGATGCACTGGCTGTTGCACCTATTATTGAGGATGAATCAATGAACAAGTATTTAATCAATCTTACCCAGCATCCACTCACTGATGAGCAGAGAAACAGTGTTGATTACACTATTGAGCCTCAGGGTATGGATTTCTATCTTAACTTCGACAGCCTGCCTACTGCTGAACTCATTAATGATAGGGCTTATGAGATGTTTAACTGTCTCATGGCTATGCTTCCTCCTAATGTTAAGCCAGAGGATTGCACTGTCCTTCTTGGTGGTGCTCCTTTCTTCATGTCAGCATGTGAGAGAGCAGCAACTGACTATGGCTTCAAGTATTGCTATGCTTTCTCCAAGAGAGTATCTGAAGAGGTTAAGCAGCCTGATGGGACTGTGAAGAAAGTATCAGTCTTTAAGCATGAAGGCTGGATTAAGTTCTAATATATCGTTACAATACACACATTTAAGGAATACAAAAATGGATAATGAAATCATTAAGTCTGAGCCTTTTTCTCTGAAGAGCTTTAAGGAGCAGTATAAGATTGGTGATACTATCTCCTTCAAGACCAAAGATACCAAGATTACTGGTATGATTACTGCCCTTATTGAATCAGAAGATTTGAATGTTCCTGACTCTGTCATTATTGGCAATCTGGCTTTCACTTTCGATGATTTGTACCATTTCACTGATGAGAATGGTAATCCTATTGGTGTAAGACACACCTACAGGAAGGTAGAGGATAAGCCAGTAAGAGAGGATGAGGATACTCGGAGGAAGTCCAAAGAGATGGATGAAGATGCAATGATTAACTACCTTAACAACCTGTTTAGAAATATCATGTAATCTCCTTATAACATCACATGAAAAGTGAAGCCCCTAGCAATAGGGGCTTTTTTAATTCTAACCATTGTGGGCTTCGCCCATTTGGTAATACTTTTTAAGCCACATAGAGGTAAATATGAATTACGAATTCACTGGTTTAACTACATTCAGATCATGGAACATTGACAATCCTGATGACAGAGTATGGATTCACAATTCCTGGTACTTTGATGATAAAAAGCATGCACAGGAAGCATGCGATATGATGAATCTGGTTGAAGGTCCTGATACTCATATCATGCGTGATAATGGCATGTACGAGAAGCCAGAGTACAGGTATGAAGTCTGGACTGAGTTTTACTACTAATGGGAGATTACAAAATGAAAAGTATTGCATTTGATAACATTCCTCAGATTATTGAGGGCAAGAACATTGACTTCAGCATTCAGGTGTCTTGGAGTGATGGCTATGACACCACTGTTAGGCTGTATAGCGATGATGGTTTCATGCTTGAAGGTGTGATTCTTGGTTGTTGCCATAACAACATTCTGATGGTGACTCATGCTTATGCAGAGGTCACTGAAGCAGATAGGAATAAGGACATCATTGATACCATTGGTGCTAATGGTTCTGCCACTAGTCTGTGGGGTAAGGGTCTCTGGGAGTATTACCGTACTGTTAAGTACAAGGAAAGTGATGTTATTGCTTTCAGCAGGCATGAGTTCATTAAGGATGAGGATTGATAAAATGATTGGACGTGAAATTGTTCCTGGAGCTAAGGGTAGCTCCTATGCCTACGAGTGTGCTTATGAGCAGACTGGTTGGGATACGTACATCTTTCAACACATTGAAGAGTTTAAGGATGAAGCTGATGCTGATGCAGCAGTAAAGGCTTTCAACGAGAATCCCTTTGCTCACGAAGTTGTTAAAGAAAAGCATCTTGGCAACTGGATTGTTTCTTATTTGTTTTAATTGGAGATTACAAAAATGGATATTACTAAGCTTAAGAATAATGTCGTTATTTGCCTGAAGAGTGGACTTGTTCCTTTCATTCAGGGTTCACCGGGACTGGGCAAGAGTGCTATTGTTCGTGAGATTGCAGAAGAGAATAATCTCAAGCTCATTGATGTCAGGTTGAGCCAGTGTGACATTGCTGACTTGAATGGTTTGCCTAAGCTTGATGGCAAGAAGGCTACCTTTCTGCCTTTTGACCTCTTTCCTATTGAAGGAGATGAAGTTCCTGCTGGTAAGGCTGGTTGGCTTCTGTTTCTTGATGAACTCAATTCTGCTAATAGAGCAGTACAGGCAGCAAGCTATAAACTTATTCTGGATAGGATGATTGGTAATCATCCACTGCATGATAAGGTTGCTATTGTAAGTGCAGGTAATCTTATTACTGATAATGCAGTGGTAAACCAGTTGTCTACTGCATTGAGGAGCAGGCTCATTAACTTCACTGTAGAGCCAGATGTACAGGCTTGGATTAACTGGGCTATGGAGCATGGCATTGATAGCAGGATTCTGGCTTATATCTCATATAAGAATGAGCATCTCTTCACCTTTGACCCTGAGAAGGATGATGAGACTTATGCTTGTCCTAGAACATGGGATATGCTCAATAAGTTGCTTAAGAACATTCCTGGTAATCTTAAGGACTACAAAGAACTGGTTAATGGTACCATTGGTTCTGTAGGCAATATGTTCATTGAATATACGAAGTATGCTAAGCATCTTCCTAAGTTCAATGATATTAAGTCTGGTAAGGCAACTATTCCTCAGCAGAAGGACTTGGGACTCAGTTGGATGATTGTCTTCCACTGCATTGAGCATGTGGATGAAATCACTACTGATGCTGAGTGTAATAATACTCTGACCTATATCATTGGTCTGGGTAAGGACTTAGCAGGTATGTTTATTGCACAATGCAGGGAGCATAAGGCTAATCTGTTTAACTTCCCTTCATTCTTCACTAAGCTGCATGAGGTGGTAATGTGATTAAGCTTGATATTAGTAAGCTGAAGCTCAATGTCTATATCAAGGATCCATTCCTTGGTTGCATTGCTGCTGCAACTGAGTTCCATGAGGATAACAGTATTCCCACTGCTTGCACTGATGGTGATTCTGTTTCCTATAACAAGGAGTTTCTTCTTAGTTTAACTGAACAGGAAGCCACTGGTATTATTGCCCATGAGATTGGGCATATTGTTCTGGCTCATTGCACCAGATACAAGCAGTTAAATCTTGTAGAGGATGATAATAGCACATGGAACATTGCTGCTGATTATGTAGTGAATAGCACTCTGCTTAGACAGGGTTTTTCACTGCCTGAAGGAGCATTGGAATGTCCTGACATTTACAAGGAATCTTCTACTGAAGAAATCTATTATTCTCTCATGCAGGATAATGAGAAGAAAAAGAAGATGCCTGATAAGTTTAAGGATGTTAAACCAGGAAAGAATACTCCATCTATGGAGGATGTTAAGTCTGTGGTGTATAAGGGAGAGATAGCTTCTAAGAATGCCAGTAAATCCTTTAATCACTGCAATAGTGACTACGGCAGGACTATTGAGAAGCTCTTCAGACCTACTCTTAACTGGAGAGTTCTCTTAAGAAACTTTGCCAATAACTTCAAGCCTAGTGATTACTCATGGGCTAAGCCAAATAGAAGAATACAGGACTGGTATATGCCATCTCTCTGTGCAGAGGAAGCATGTCAGTCTACTGTAAATGTCTATATTGATGCTTCTGGCTCTATTGATGAGGAGATACTGGGTAAGTTTGTATGTGAGTTAAAGAGACTCTTTGAAGATTTGAATCTTGAGAAGATGTATCTTAATACTTTCTCTGATTACATTACTCAAAAGAGAGAAATCACTACTGCTACTCAGTTGACTCCTAAGCTTAAGTTTAAGAGTACTGGAGGTACTAGTATTCAAGAGGTGGTCGAAGACCTTAATAGTAGTAAGAGTCTCTTCAGCATTATCCTTACTGATGGATATTATTGCCAAGACCCAGTAGAATACATTAGAAAGAAAGTATTCTGGGTTATCTATGGTAATGATAGATATAAACCAACAAAAGGTAAGGTAGCTCATCTAAATTGATTCACAAGAATAAATTTACTCAGGAAGAGCAAAATATCCTGTTACAGCTTCAAGAGCGTTATCATTTAAGAGATCATATGCTGGATTATCTTATTGCCTATATTGGCTTTGAATCTGGCTTTGACCCTAATCATGAGTTCAAGTTCTTCTGGCATAAGCCTGTGACAGGGTATTACTACTTAATGCCTAGAGTAGCTAAAGCTTATGGAATCAAGAGCAATACATTAAGCAAGTGGACAGGAGCTAAACAACTCCTGTTTTTGCATAAATATCTTAAGCCCTTTGAGTTTAAGCTGAAGAAACCAGAGAACATAGTAGGCTGTATGATAGACCCTCTGTATATAGAGGCTAATGCAGAAACTAATGTGTTTAACAGTAAACTTCAGTATCAATATCTGGATACCAAAGGAGTATTACCTCTTAAAGCTATATTGGATAAGGTTGAAGGAATATATCTCAATGGGTGAACAAGACTGGCTTGAGTTATATAGAGCTGCGCTATATGGACTCTTGGCTGTAATAGGAGGGTTTGTTTCCTACTTATGTAACACTACAGAATTCTCAATTAAGATGTTTCTTGTAAAGGGTTTTTCTAGCGGCTTCGCCGGGTTCTTAATAGGTTTGCTATGTATATACTTTGAATTACCTAATACTGTGGCATTCTGTATATCAGGTACCTTTGGTTACTTAGGAGCTGAAGTGACTATAGCCCTATTAAAGAAAACTCTTTTGAAACATTTGAAAGATAAGATTTAATTCTACCTCGTGGCATGTGTTGAGCCCCTAGTGATAGGGGCTTTTTTAATTAAGGAATTACTATGCTGACCAATAGCCAGTTAAAAGCAAGAGAAGCAATTAAGAAGTTTCTGAATGACCCTATTGAAGAATATATCTGTCTCTCTGGTAAGCCAGGAACAGGTAAGAGTTATTTCATTAAGAACATCATTCCTCAGCTTACTGATAAGTGGGTAAGTCTTACTGCTACTACCAATAAGGCTGCTAATGTTATTGGTGGTGAGACTACCTTCAGTCACTTTGGTTTGAGAGTTACCTTTAAGGAAGGTGACTACATCATTGATACCAAAAACCTCAAGAGCATTGAGGATGAGGTAATCATCATTGATGAAGCTTCTATGCTGGATTGGGAACTGTTCCAGATTGTTACTACCAACATTACCAGATGTAAGATTATCTTTGTTGGAGATATGAATCAGTTACCTGCTGTTAAGGGTGGTATTAATGTCTTTGAGAAGTTTAAGGTGATTGAACTTACTGATGTGGTAAGACAGAAGAAAGATGACCTCATAGAATTGATTGAGAGTGCCAGAAATCACATCAAACTGGCTAAGGTGATAGACTCTATTACCCCAACAGAAAACATCAAAATTCTGCATTCTAAGCAGGAAATAGAGGATGTAATTACTTCTATGAGTTTTGATGATAAGATACTGGCTTATACCAACAAGACAGTCATTGCCTACAACAGGTACTACAGAGAACTGACTAACAGACCTGTAGACATTCAAGAAGGAGACTTAGTTGTTTCTAAGTCTTTCTGCCAAAGTTACAATGATGACAGGAGCAGACTCTATGCTGAAGAAGAGGGAGTAGTAAGTAACATCTCTGACCCCTATGAACTCTATGGCTTTAGTGGTTTCATGGTGAGGAGAGTGAACATCATGGGTAAGAGTGGTGACTTCCTTATGCCTTGTAATGTAGATACCTACAGAACACTTCTTAAGCAGTTTGCTAAGGATAAGGCATGGAAGGACTACTTCTTATTCAAGGAAAAGATTGCTGACCTGAGAGACAACATGGCATGTACTGTTCATGCTGCACAAGGCAGTACCTATAACAATGTCCTTATTGATATGAGAGACATTAAGACCTGTAGAGTAATGAGTACTAAAACCAGGTTAATCTATGTGGCTTTATCAAGAGCCAAAGAAGGTATCTACATCTATGATGGGAGTAATAAATGATTAGAGTAACAGAAGGAACACCAGAGAAGGCTATCCTTATTAAGGAGTCTGAGGTTGTTACTGAAAACCTTACCTTCTACTATGGGCATAACTATG